ATGGCGACGCCTCCAAGGCCGATGGAGAGGCAAAGGCCGATGGCGACGCCTCCAAGGCCGATGGAGAGGCAAAGGCCGATGGCGACGCCTCCAAGGCCGATGGAGAGCCTTCCAAGGGTGCGGCGCAAGGCGACGGCGACGGCAAGGCGGGCATGGGCGACGGCGACGCCGCCGACTTGCCGCAGACCGATGTCACGAAATGCGCCAAGGTCGATATGCAACCGATGTCGGAAACGTTGAGGGATACCGTCGACGCGCTTTCGAAAAGCGGCCATGCCGCGCAAGTCGAAATGGCGGTTATCGCGGCGATCCGCCGGGCGCAAGAAACTGCCGGGAAACCGTTCCTGCATATGGCCAATCGCGGCCCGGACAATGCCACCACAACCAACTTGCGCGCCGTTGCGGCGCGTTCCGGGAAACTCCGGGCGCAAGTCGCCCGTGTCCTGAAATCGGAGGAAACCGAAACTTGGGAACGGGCGCGCCCGACGGGCCGTCTCGATCGTTTCGCCTATGCCCGCGTCGCAAGCGGAGACAATTCGGTTTTCGCGAAACGTACCATCGCGGGAGGCTATCAGACCGAAATCGAAATCCTCTGCGACGGTTCGGCTTCGATGCGGGGCAAGGCCGCATACGCCACGGCGACGCTGGCACTCGTTATTGCGCAAGCGGCCAAGCAAGTCGGCGTCAAGTGCGGCATCACGCGTTTCACGGAGGGAACGCCACGCGCCGTCAAGCGGCCCAATGAAAGCTTGTCGCAGGCGGACGTCCAAAACCGTTTCGCGTCGCTAGCGACAAACCCGGCCGGTTGCACAGACATTACGGGCGCGATTGTCCAAGCCAGCGCCAAGCTTGCGGCGCGCGCGCCCGCCAAACGCAAAGTGCTTTTCGTGGTGACGGATGGCGATTGCGCCTATGGGCCGGAAGGCGTCAAAAGCGCAAACGCCTACGCTCGACGCCTCGACGTCGAAACCGCCGTGCTGTGCATCGATACACCAGTGCATCCGGGTTTCGGCCTTGCCGTCGAATGCGACAGCCGCGACATCACGCGGGCCGGTCTCAACGCGCTCGTGAAGGCACTCGCCCGCGAATAGCGCCAGCGCCCTATCGCGCCTGACAAGGCCGCGCCAATGGCGCGGCCTTTGTTTTTGGGCCGGTTCCGGTATTATGGAACTTCGATTTCCCGGCCACGGGGAGGCCCTACGGAGCGGTTGCATTTCCGGAGGCATCCAAACTAGTCCGCAGGCCCGTGCCTCTGTACGGGCCGTCCCCGTGGCAAGGAAGGCATAGAATTTTATTCTCACAATCGGGCGCGTCCAGAGTGATGCTGTCGCATACCAGAAAAGCGGTAGTATTCTTTCCAAGGTGGAAACTCACGTTTTGCGCGGTTTCGTGTCTCCGGAGACAGGCCGAAAACGCGCTTTCAAGTAAACTCAAAGCAATGCAAAACAAGAGACACAAAGCACTGTCTCTACAACCGCGCCCCTGTCGGGCGCAACCGGGAGGTTGCAATGGCAGCTAAAAGCAAAAACCGGCCGTCATGGCGCATTCCCATGCGTAAGGTTACGCTCGACAGCACGTTTCCCGGCTATCAGTCCCGTTTCGGAGACGGCCATCCTAACCGCCGCCAATGCGTCGCCGTCGCCCGTGCCACTGGCCAGCGTTGTCGGCTCGACGCGCTCCACGGCGCGGCATGCTGCCATAAGCACGGCGGGCATAGATGGGCGCGACGCGCCGCAGGCGTCGACGTCACGCAAGCGACGTTGCGTCGCCCGCGCAAGGCTATGGCGCGGATAGGGTCCGGCAACGCGCCTGACGGTTTCCCGCTCGACGTCGCTTTGCCGCTGTCTCCGATTGATCGCGGACGCTTATTCGAAGCATGGCGAAACCGGGCGCTGTCTCCCGGCGCGTGGGTAGAGCTAACGGGCGCATAGTTGCTCACGATTTGATGGGTGAAATGTGGTATCAGAGTACCACACGGGAGACACGGGAGACGTGTCTCCGTGGCAGCTAGGAGCAAGTGCTCAGTGAGCAATTTAACGTATGTTATAACAGGAGACAGGAGACAGGAGACAAGCCGGAAAGCGTAGCGATATCAAGCACTTAGCCCACTTGCCGAGGCCGACCCCTGCCCCGCCTCCGCGCCGGGTCGCCGCGCGAGTTTGCCCCTCAACCCGGAAATTTTCGCTTTTTTACGTCCCTGAAATTCTGGTATTTTACCTCCGGATACCCCCCTGTTTTTTAAGCATAAGGAGACAGCATGCCGACCAGACCGAAAGCCCTCCCGGTGAAGGACGAAATCCGTCGGGTGGCGACGCAGGCGCTCCTCGCGGTTGCCGACGACAAGGCTGCCGCACCCGCCGCCCGAGCTGCCGCAGCCCGAACCCTTCTTGAAAGCCTCGGCGACATCGGAAGGCTTCAGGAGATCGCCCGCGCCAACGAAAGGCCCCTCACCGAACTCAGCCTCTCCGAGCTTGATGCCGAGATCGACAAGGCCAGCAAACCAAGCTAGACCAAGACCTGCTGCTGCTTCCATATATAAGGAGTGCCGAATGCTGGGCATTCTCCGGCGCGCGTTTAGCTTCAGCGACTGGACGCAGCATCACCCTAGGGAACCCCCGCCCGGAGACATGCTGGATGCGTCGTTCGACGCCCAGAACCAGAGGATTTTCGAGCTTGAGGCCACTGTTTCCCGGCTTTTGCGGTCGGATGGCGCTCTCCGCAACGAAATCGTGTCGTTTGACAGCTTCCAGCCCGAGGTTCTCGGCTTTTTCGAGCAAAAGCTTGAGGAGATGACCAAAGAGGTCGTCCGGAGGGTGCTGGACCTCTACGAGAGCACCGAAACAGCCCAAAAACGGGCTGTTTTGGCCGAAATCGAGGCAAAATCGGCCTCAAGCGTCGCCCTAGTGGCCGGAGACCGGGCCTTAGCGGCCAAAAACACCGCTTTTATCCAGCTTCAATTGCTCAATGTCAGGCTCGACGAAACCGAGCAACTCCTTGAAAAGGCTGCCGAAACCCGCACCGACTTCGACGATGCGGCTGCTGAGGCAGAGGCTTGGGCGCTGTCGAGCGCACTTTGGGCCGAGCACATGCCCGACACGCTCCCTGATAATGCCGTCAAGATCATGGACATCACGGGCGATCACTGGTCGTCGCGCTGGTGGGCGCATCAGGCCCGTTTGATCGGCGACGAGATACGGGATGTCATGCTCAACCCGCAAAGGGCTGGGATGCTGACCCTCTGGTACAGGGCCGTCGCGGGCCAGACCGTGTTCCCGCTGACGACGCCAGCTTTGGACGGCCGAACCTTTGTTCTTGATGATGAATACCCGGAACAACTTGACGTTTCAGTAAATGGCATCCGCATCATGCCAAAACCCGTCAGCGCCACCGATGGCGACTGGGTTGTAGACGAAACCACCTCTGTCGTCACCCTTTTGCGCCCTCTTCGGGCTGGAGACATGGTCTCCATCGACGTGCTGGTGCCGGTCGAAAAGCTGTCTCCGGGGACCGTGAAGGCGTGGAGCCTCGTACCCTTGACCGGCATGAACGGAGTGCTGAACGTCTTTCCGCTGTGGGCCAAGGACGGCTCCAAGGTCGTCGACGTCCAGCGGACCGAGGAGCTTCTGGTCTCCCTCGACGGCGTCGTGCAGGAGCCGATTTCCTCTTACACCGCAGCCGGTGCCGTCATCACCTTCACCACGGCTCCGGGTGCCGACAGCCGGATTTTCATCACTTGGTTCGAAACTGCCGGAGGCGGCGGCGTTGTCGTTCCGGCCGAAGACGAAGTCACCGGGGGGCATATCACGATTGGTTCCGTGGCCCCGGCATCGCCCTCCGTCAACGATGTCTGGATCGATACGGCATGAGCAGCAGCGGGACTTCTCTGGGCCTGTTCAAGGTGACCACGTCGAGCGGCGGAGGACACCCGGTGGCGTTCTGGGTGGACGACATCACCGCGCAGATCATCCACGTTTCGAACGACGCGCCAGCCCCCATCCGCGATCAGGCGCTCGCCTACCGGGACAGCGTCCGGGCGGTGCTGGCGGCAGGCATTCGCAACGCGGTATTGTCCAACCACACCACCATCATCCACCAGTTGACGCAGGCGGGAATGCATGAAGCTGCCGCTCTCGTCTTAACCATGAGGGACTGACACATGGCCATCACCGCAGGCGTAAGCCACGCATTCAAGAACGAGGTGCTGCTCGGGCAGCACAACTTCACCGTCACCACCGGCAATGTCTTCAAGATCGCTCTCTATCTGGCGGCGGCGGTGCTGGACCCGACCGTGGCGGTCTATTCGAGCGGCCTCGCCAACCAGTCGAGCGGCACCAACTACACCGCCGGGGGCAACACGCTGACCAACATCACGCCCGTGCTGAACGCCAACGAGGGTTGTGTCTCCTTTGCCACCACCACATGGGCGACATCCTCGATCACCGCCCGGGGCGCTCAGATCTACAATTCGACCAACGGCCTCAAGAGCGTCGCCGTGCTGGACTTCGGCTCCGACAAGGTGTCGAGCGCCGGGGACTTCACGATCACCTTCCCGGCGCAGACCGCTGGCAACGCCATCGTCCGCATCACCTGATCGAGGAAATGCCGCTTGTCGCCGATATCGGCAACCGATGATGTCACTCGCGTCGGCGAGGGAACTCGCTGATGTCCGTCTATGATACTCCGGTTGCCCCGGTCACCGCGACTTCCGACAAGCAGGCGCAGCTCAACAATGCGACTTATTCAGTCGCCAGAGACTCGACCGTTGCGTCGATAACACCCGCCGCTACGGCGACGTTGGGGCAAAATTCTTCTCTCGGGTTTACGTGCGCTCAATATTTCCCGACTTTTGACACGACGACGATCCCGGCGGGTCGAACCGTTCGGTTGTCGCTTAACGTCGCGACGGTCAATGCTGCTGGCGATACGTTTGAAGTGCGGGTGGGTTCGGTTGCCACCAACAAAATTGCTGGTGGCAGCCTTTCCGCACTGACCCTCCTCGGCTCCGTGGCGGTCCCAACGGTTGCGGGCAGGATCAGCATCAATCTCGACACTGCACTGCTGCCACGTTCGAGCGCGGTCATCTTGGTCGTTCATTCACGGAACGAGCAACTGAACACGCCTCCAACAGGCAGCCAGCACGTCAGTATCAATACAATGGCGGCGGCGGCAAACCTGAGGCCGCAGCTTCTTGTGCCTTCCGGGCCGTGGGCCATCGTCGGCGTCGGCACCGCAGCCGAAGCAACTGCCACGCCGCTGACGCTGACCGAGCCTGCGGGCGTTGCTGACGGCGATCTGCTCGTCGCCTGCATAGCTTCTCGCAGCACCGCGACGACTGCCGTTACCAACACCGGCTGGACGCAGGTCAACTCCCAAGCCACCAACAACATCAGCACGACTGCTGCTTCCGCTATCGGTTCCGGCACGATGCTCTATCAGGTGCGGAGTGGTGCTCCTGACCTTACATTTGATATCCCGGCTGGTGTCTCCGTCGCACGCGGCGCTATCGTTGCTTATCGCGGCAATGCCCAGACGACACCGCTCGATGCTTCGACGGCGGCTACCACAGCGGCTACTTTGTCCGTCAGCGTCACCGGCCTGACGACGACACAGGACGACGATCTCATCGTCGCGATGGCGGCTGGCGGGCAGGAAGCCGCGTGGAGCGCGTTCGGCAACGTCACCACGCCGCTGACGGCGTCCGGTGCGACCGACACCACGACCGCGCCATCGACGACAGCGTGGATCGAGCGCCTCGAAACTGTCACTACGACGGGCGCTGATACTTCGCTGGGTGTATTCGATGCGGTCAGGACCGGCACGGGCGCAACCGGCAATTTGACTGTCACTGCTTCGCTTGCCTCCGGGCATGTCGTCATCGCCGGGGCGTTCAAGATCGCGGCTGCCGCCACGGGCGATGTCTCCGTCGCCGCGACCGGCGTGGCTGCCGCAAGCGCACTCGGCACCGTCACCGTCTCCGCGATAGCGCCGGTCAGTTTCGAAGCCGTCGGCGTCTCGGCGACGACCGTTCTGGGCGCTGCGACCGCCACCGGCAGGACCAATATCAGCACTCTGGCGTCCGGTGCAGCCGCTGTCTCCATTCTCGGGTCGGCGACCGCCAGCACCGTCTGGAACGTCTCGGCCACCAGTGTCGGCAGGACTGCCGCAACCGCTCTCGGTGTCGCGACGGCCAGCGCGGTAGCGTCGATCAGCACGACCCCGACAGGTCAGGCGGCGGCAACGGCGCACGGCAATGTCTCGGTGAGCGCGGGCGGTGCCGTCGACACGACGCCGGGAAGCGTCACGGCTGTGACGGCGCTCGGCACCGCCACGGTCTCGGTCGGGGTCAACGTCAGCTTTACGCCGACAGGCGTTTCTGCCGCTGCCGTCACCTCGACGGGAGCGACCGCGCCGTCGGCGTCGATACTCACCTCATACACGCCGGGCAGCGACCGCAACGACTTCACCGGCGAGGTCGGCGTCCGCCTCGGCATCGGCACGTCGGGCATCCCGATCACATGGCTCGGCGCGCGGCGCTGCCACGCCAACCAGACCGGCCTGCACACGCTCAAGCTCTACGAGTGGTTCTCGGGGCTTGTCGAGCGCACGGCGACCATCGACTACACCGGCGTGGCGGTCGGCGATTATGCGTGGGCCGCGATCACGCCGCACACGCTGGCAGCCAACGGCTACTACGCCCTGCTGATGGTGGTGACGGCGTTCGACGGGCAGACGTGGAGCAATCCCGGCCCGGTCACCTACGCCAGCAGCATCGTCAATATCTACGACAGCTACTACGCCGGAGGTCTCCAGACCGGCGGGGTGAACTCCTCCTTCGTCGGCCTCGACCTCGGCTCGGGGGCGTCGGGTGCCGGTGGTGTCGTCGTCACCGGAGGGGCTGGTGTCCCAGCCGCAGGGGCCACGGCGCTGGCGGCTTCGGGCACTGTCTCTGTCACCACCGTGCGCGTGGCCAGCGTCACGCCGGTCGGTGTCGGCGCTTTTGCGGCTTACGGCAGTGTCTCAATCGCCGTCGGCGGCGGCATCGACATCACGCCAGCATCCCTGAGCGCGGCAGCTGTCTCCGGGACCGTGACGGTCGCGGCGCAGCAACAAGTATCGACGCCGACGACGGGCGCGAGCGCCACGGTTCTGCCGGGCGCTGTCTCCGTCAGTGTCCGCTCGTCGGTTGCCGCCTCCGGTGCGGCAGCGGCAGCCGTCGTCGGCACGGCGTCGATCACGGCAAATCAGGCGATCACGACATCGGCTGTCGGCGTTACCGCCGGAACGGTCCTCGGCGGCATCTCGGCGTCGGCCGGAGGCAGCGTCGGCGTCGTCGCCTCCGGGCAGTCGGCTCTTGCAACGGTCGGCACTGCGTCGGTCGCGGCAAAGCAGCTCGTCACGGTTGCCGCAACCGGCGTCAGCGCGGCGACCGCCGACGGCGTGACGGTGGCGTCGGGCAAGACCAACACCACGATTGTCGCCGCTGGCTGGTCTGTTGCGGCGCTGGTCGGCTCTGTCTCCGTCGACGCCGAGACCTCGGGTGCGGGCGTCGGCGTCTGGAACGGCAGCGCGTGGGCGCAGAAATCTGTTAAGGTCTGGAACGGCTCTAGCTGGGTGCCGAAACCAGTCAAAAGCTGGGATGGCTCGACTTGGAGACTGGTGGCATGACGACGACCCACGCTTTTCGCCAAGCCCTGCATATTCCGTGGGCCGATCCCGACGCCAACGAGATCGTCGCAGCCGTCGTGCCGGGAGCCGAGTACTCCACCGACTGGATACTGGCTGCGGGGACGCCTGAAGCGCCGAACGACACGAAACAGTACGGGAGACAGTCTCTTGGCTGGACCGAGGTGACGTGGAGTTCCGTCTCCGGAAAGCCCGCCACCTTTCCGCCGAGCGCCCACGTCCATCCGTGGAGCGACATCACCGGCAAACCGGCGACCTTTCCGCCGAGCGTGCATAGCCACGTCCAGAGCGAGGTGGCGAACCTCGAAACCGACCTCGCCGGGAAGGCACCGCTCGTCCACACCCATAGCTACTCTTCGCTGACCGGCATCCCGGCGACGTTCGCTCCTTCAGCTCATACCCACCCGCAGGCCGAGGTCACCGGATTGCTCTCCGACCTCGCGGCGCGCGTGCTGAAGGCTGGAGACACCATGACCGGGCCCCTTGTGCTGCCGGGCGACCCGTCTGCGCCCCTGCAAGCGGCGACCAAAGCCTACGTCGACGCCGCCACCGGAGGTTCGATTTCCGATGTGCCGTTGGATGGTGTACGGTACGTGCGCAAGGACCGCGCATGGGTCGAGCTGTCAATCGACTGCGGCACCTATTGAGAGACACGGCCAGATGAGCCGGGGAGACACGGCAGATGCCGGAAAGAGTACAATCGCTCAGATCGAGCGTTAAGGGTTCCCGGCCCACGGGTCGCCAGCCGGGCGAGATATACACGAACTTCGCCGACCGCCAGATCGGCGTCATCAACGCTTCCAACGCCGCCACGGACCTCGTCGCCGTGCGCTATTTCAGCGCGGCTGCCGACTATGCCATCGGTGATTTCGTCGTCCAAGCCGGAGTGATGTACCGGGCCAAGGTTGCGATCACCGCGTCAGCATTCAACGTTGCCAACTGGGACGCCGTGGCGACGTTCGACGCCGCTGGCGGCGGCTTTGTCCTCAAGGCCGGAGACACCATGACCGGCGGGTTGACGGCGACGGCGCTGGCATCAGGCTCGACCGTCGCAGCCGGAGCGGGAAGCTTCGTCGGCGCTCCGACCGCCGCCGTTCTCGGCCCCAACACGGGCGGCACTTCGACCGGCGTCTATCTGCGCCCGACAGCCTACAACAGTGCGGTCGGGCAGGTGATTGTCACTCCGGCTGGCGACGTGTCGGTTTCCGGCACCATGACACTCGGGTCTACGCCAGCCGCTGGCGACAACGACACGTCGGTCGCCACGACGGCATTCGTCAAGTCGGCGATCACGGCGGCGAAGACCGCCGATGCCTTCAACCGCCTCGTCAACCCGGCATTTCAGATCAGTCAGGAGAACGGCGACACGGTCGTCCCAACCGACGAGTACCCCGCCGACCAGTGGGCCTATTTCAACACCGGCATCACCGGCGCGTGCGCCCGCATCGCGTCGGGTGCGCGGTTGCCGAACGGCAGCAACAGGTGCGTCTACGTTCAGGTCACCACCGCCAAGCCATCGCTGGCCGCTGCCGACCAGATCGGCATCCACCAGTCTGTCGAGGGCGTCCGTGTCGCCGACCTCAACTGGGGCAGTGCTTACGCAGACCAGGTGGTGTTGCGCTTCTGGCTGACAGCCCCCATCGGCACCTATACGGTCGCCATCAGGAACGGCGCTCTGGACCGTTCCTACCTTGCTCCGATCAACGTCACGGCGGCTGGCTGGCAGCAATACAGCATCGTCATCCCCGGCGACGTGACCGGGACGTGGGCATCCGACACCACACGCGGCCTCAACGTGGCGTTCTGCTTCGCTGGTGGGACGACCAGCCAAGGCGTTGCCGGATGGCAGGCCGGGAACAAGATCGCTCTTGCCACCGCCACCAATGGCGCTGCGGCGCTTGGCGTGTTCTACATCGCCGACGTCGGCCTCTACGCCGATCCCAGCAACACCGGCCTCGCGCCGCCGTGGCAGATGCCGGACGAGGCCGACGAATTGAAACGGTGCCAGCGGTACTGGCAGTCGTTCTACGGGATCTGGAACGGCGTCGGCTCGAACGGTTCGAACTTCCTCGCCAACCACATCGTCCCGGTGCCACCGCGCTACGGTGCGGCGGCCTCGGCGATCAACGGCACCGGCACGCTGTTCCCGGCCAGCGGCACGCTGTCGCTGATCGCTGGCGGCACCGCCCCGTACAACAACTACACGCTGCGCGACCTGCGGACCTGCACCGGCACCACCTACGCCGCTATGGCGGCGACCTACATCATCAACGGGAGGATCTGATGGCAATCGTTTCCGCCCAGTATGTCGTCAACGACGCGCCGCCGCCCGACATGCTGATCCGCGCCGTCGACGACAAGGGCATGGTCTGGTGGTTGGACGACGCCTGCGCCCAAGGCGACTGGCTGCGCTACCTCGAAGGCGGCGGCACCATCGAGCCTGCGGCGGTGCCGGTCGACAAGAACATCACCGCCGTGCCGGACACGCTGTTCGGCGGCAAAACAATCAGGGAGGCTCTCAGTGGCCAGTAACGAAATCGAGCAGAAAGCCGTGCGGCTGTGGGCCTTGTTGGACGACATCGACACGGCGTCAGACGAGGCGAAAGCCGATAACGCAGCGTACCGGGAAAGGGTCGAGCGGCTGCAACGCAAGCGGTTCGACATCATGTCCGGGGAAGAATGGGATCACCTTCATGGCCAGTAGCGACATCATTGCCGAAGTCTCCAAGCCGGAGTTCTACACCCGCGTCAGCTTCATCAGCCTGAAGGTAGCGCAGAACGTCGCCGCCGAGGACGCGGCCACCGCCAACCATGACAACCGCACCGCCTATTCGAGCCGGATTTTCCGGGGCGACGAGGACGCGCTGATGCTGTCGATGCATCTGGTGTCGAGCAATCCGTCGATCACCCAGACTATCGAGAACGAGGGCGGCGCGGCGGTGCCGGACGGCGACATCGAGTTTGCGCTGGCGACGATCTGGGACAGCCGCGCCAACGCCTTCGCGGCGTCCACCCCCACGGGTTTCGAAGCGCAGCTCGCAGCCCCCAGAGGCAAGCGGCAAAAGGAGACATAGCCATGATCATCACCAGCGCCCGCAGGCGTGGCGACCTCAAGATCGAACTCAAGGGCGACGACGGCAAGGAATATCACTTCCTGAATGCCGAGAACGCCGCCGAGTGGATGAAGACCAACTCGACCAACACGCCGACGCTGGCGTCGATCTCGCCGGTCACCGCCGTGGCCGGGGCCGCGAACACCACCGTCACGCTGACCGGCACGAACTTCAACACCAACAGCGAAGTGCTGGTCAACAACGTGCCGGTCGCCAAGACCTTTGTCTCCGCGACCTCGATGACCACCGTGCTGGCCACCTCGACGGTTGTGGGTGCTCAAGTCTGGCAGATTTCGGTCAGAAACGGCATCTTCCAGACGCCGCCGAAGCCGTTCTCGTTCACCGCCGCACTGGAATGATCCAGCACCTCGCCAGCGCCGTCGGCGAACTCAGGGGCCATCCGGCCCTTTTGTCGATTGTGATCTTGCAGATCGTGACGATGGCGATGGTGTATTTCATATCGAGCGCCAACGCCGAAAGGGTCCAAGAGCGCGAACTGGCGCTGATCGCGGCGTGCAAGGGGGCGTGATGAGCAACTTCTCGGCGCAGACAATGATGACGCTGGCGCTCATCGTGATCGTCGTCGTCCTCCTGTGGCTGGGGTTCACGTCATGAGGTTCGATAGGGATATTTACTTTGCCGTGGTGCGGGACGTGCTGTTCGAGGGAGCCCTGACGCAGCAGAACGTCGACGGCCAGAACGTGATCCTAGGGCTCTGGGAGACCCAGCTGACCGGGAGCCCGATGAACGACGTCAGGTGGTTAGCCTACATGCTCTCGACCACCTACCATGAGACCGCCTACAAGATGTGGCCGGTCACCGAGTACGGCAGCGACAGCTACCTCAAGGACAAGGACTACTACCCCTACATCGGGCGCGGTTTCGTGCAGCTGACGTGGGAGGAGAACTATCGCAATGCGTCTGCTGCACTTGGCCTCATCGACGACCGAGATCTCGTGGCTCACCCTGAAGTCGCCCTCGATAGTCTCATTGCCGCGCGCGTTATGTTTCGCGGAATGGCCGAGGGTTGGTTCACCGGCCGGAAGCTGGGTCAGTACTTCAACGACGCCACCGACGACGCCGTCAACGCCCGACAGATCATCAACGGAAACGACGACGACACGCTGATCGCCGCCTACCACGACCAGTTCCTCGTCGCGCTCGAAGAGAGCATCGAAGGAGACACGCCATGACGCTGACCACTGTTCTGATCATCATTTTGATCGTCGTCCTGCTTGGCGCTCTCCCCAACTGGGGTTACAGCAGCTCATGGGGCTACGGCCCCAGCGGGCTGATCGGGCTGGTGCTGGTGATCATCCTGATCCTGTTCCTGTTGGGGCGCATATGATCCAGCTTTACGACCCCGTCGGCGTCACCCGGCCGTGGCTGGCGCGTGAGGCGGCTGGCATGGGAATGACGCCCGAGGAGTTCCTGCGCAAGCTCAACACGACGTGGCCTACCGTGGTCGTTGGCGTCGTCTATTTCATCCCGGAGGATGAGGATATGATCACCTATCGAGACGTCAAATCCAGCCCGAGCGGCTGGCCAGAGGATCAGGAGACAGAGATGCCCGAGACCGAGCAGGCTTTCATGGACGCGCTGACTGCCGTCGTCGACCAGTACAGGAACGTGCTGCACAAGGACCGCGCCGTGCGCGGGCTTTACACGCAGGCCGAGACCGTCCGGGCTGACGAGACGTGGACGACCTACGAAGGTGGCCCTGTCGCGCCGGAACCCCCGGCGGCTCCGACGCTCGACAGCCTGTCTCCCGCGACCGCTGTCTCCGGAGACGCCGCCGACATCGTCATGTCGTGCATCGGAACCGGGTTTACCCCCGACAGCATCATCGTCTTCAACGGATATATCGAGCCGACCACGTTTGTTTCGGATACGGAAGTCACGACGGGCGTTAAGCCTTCGTTGTTCGCAGTGCCTGCTGTCTGCCCCGTCGAGGTCCACACCGGGTCTCAGGTTGCGGGGCCGATTGACTTCACGTTCACCTAGAACCCGAAAGGAACTCTCATGGCCACTACCAGAGTGATGACACCTGCCGAGGCCGACGAGGCCGAACGGGCTGCCGTTGCCAATCGCAAGGCGACCGGCGGCTACGACCAGACCAAGGGGCCGGACGGCAAGAACGAGCACAAGACCAAGATCGCCAATGTCTCCGACGATGAAATCCGCGAAAGCTTCGAGGAGGTCATCGACCGCTGGAAGGGCAAGGCCGACAAGACGCAGGTCTCCGGCATTTTGCGCACCGTCGGCGAGATGCTGTACAGGGACACTTGGCCCCCGAACCCGGATACCCTCGACTACGACCCCAACGACCTTGACGATCCGCGCGCCAACCCGATGGGCTTGCGCCCGGCCCCGGCCAAGGCGACCCGCGCCGACGAGCATACCGCGTTCGAGCCGGACAGCCTCGGCAACATCGCTGACCGCAAGGCTGCCGAAGCCGGGTTGAACGACGACGTCTTCATCGGCGACGACGAGGACATCCCGCCGTCGGATCGCGAGGCCGTCGCCACCAAGCGCGCCGCGCAGAAATCGGTCGACGAGTTCGGCACCGCAGGCGGCATCCCGCTGTCTCGCGCCGAGCATAAGGACGATCCGAAGCCAAGGAAGAAGTGACCGACCCGAGATACCTCAAGGCCCTCAAGCGGCGTCGGGCCGCACTCGCAGCGAAGGATGACCTCCTCGATTTCGCTCGCTTCATGATGCCCGACGCCAACGACCCGGACGACACCGACAAGAGCCAGTACATCACGGCCCTGCATCACCGGGCGATAGCTGCCGCGCTGGAGCAGGTCGAGCTTGGCCTGATCCCGCGCCTGATCATCAACGTGCCGCCGAGACACGGGAAGAGCCAGCTTTCGAGCCGGATGTTCCCGGCGTGGTACGAGGGGCGGCACCCTGAAGAAAGCATCATCCTTGCGACCTACAGCGACAAACTTTCGTGGGATTTTGGACGAGAAGTCCGGGAGATCATGGAGGACAGCGTCTACCGACAGGTCTTCCCCGACATGGCTCTCCGAACAGCGTCGGTCGACCGCGTGGAGACAACCGAGGGCGGAAAGCTCTTTTTCGTCGGCCGGGGGTCTGCAATCACCGGGCGTGGCTCCATCGGTCTCCTCATCGACGATCCGATCAAGGACCGGGTCGAAGCCGACAGCCTCGTCACCCGGAACAAACTCTGGTCTTGGTACAATCAGGTCGCGAAAACGCGCCTCCTGTCGAGCGTGGGCTGGATCGTGATTATTCAAACCCGCTGGCATGAAGACGATCTCGTTGGTCGGCTAACAGACCCCCAGAACCCGGACTACTCCCCGGTGGAGGGTCCGAAATGGAAGATCATCGACCTCCCCGCCCTGTCTCTCGGTGTTGGAGACCCTTTGGGCAGGAAAGCGGGTGATGCGCTGTGGCCCCAGCGTTTCCCGGTCCAGTATCTGGAAGAGATGCGCGCCGCCGACCCACGCGGCTTTCAGGCGCTGTATCAGGGTTCACCAACTCCCGAGAAAGGGAATTTCTTCCCAGCCGACAAGATTAAGACCTATGGGAGGAACGACCGGCCACCCAATGACCGGCTGCGTTTCTATGCGTCGAGCGACCACGCTGTCTCCACCACGCAGGACCGCGACAAGACCTGTTGTTTGATGGTCGGCGTCGACGAGGACCAGAACATCTGGATCATGGAAGACCTCGTCTGGGCGCATATCTCGACAGACCAGACCGTCGAGCGCATGATCGACCTGATGGCCAAGTACAAGCCGCTCTACTGGTGGGCGGAAAGAGGCCACATTTCGAAGTCGATTGGCCCTTTCCTGCGCAAGCGGATGCTGGAGAGGTCGACGTTCACATCCGTCTGCGAGGTCACCCCCGTCCATGACAAAAAGTCCAGAGCGCAGTCCATCATGGCTCGCATGGCGATGGGGATGGTCTACTTCCCTTCCTTCGCGCCGTGGTGGATGGAGGCGCGTCAAGAACTTCTCCAGTTTCCTTTCGGGGCCAGAGACGACTTTGTTGATGCCTTGGCGTGGATCGGTTCCGGTCTGGGTGCGCAGGCGTCTCCGGGCGCGATTAGGGCGAAGAAGCAAGGCCCAAAGCCCGGCACCCTCGGCTGGGTGAAGCAGTCGTCGGTCCTCGAAAAGCGCGTGTTGAACGGCGCTGAGAAAGCAGGTTGGTAATGGCCCTCCCACCCGAACCCCCGCTCGTCGATATCGGACCTCCTCCCGAGCCGCACCCCCTGCTGGTGCCGCCGGAGACACAGGGGCCGATGCTCAAGCGCGAGCAGCCGGAACCCGAGCCAAGGCGCAAAGCCCTCGTCGACGCCATGACCAGCATGGTCAAGCACGGCAAGACGTTCTGGGACAAGACGTTCCGGCAGATGGAGACCGACCAGAAGTTCGCGGCCGGGGCGCAGTGGCCGGAAGACCCGAAGAAGGTGCTGTTCGATGACGTCGCCACGGCCGACCTCTACATCGCGAACATCACCCTCCAGCACATTCAAAAACGGGTCGCCAGCGTCTACGCCAAGAACCCGAAGGCGATCTGCCGCAGGAGACAGCGCATTTTGTCGACGGTCTGGGACGGCACGATGGAGAGCCTCGCGCAGGCACAACAGACCGTGCAGCAGGCCCAGCAGGCCGGAATGATGGCGATGATGGGCATCGCCCAGAACCTCGGGCTGGCGTCGGCCGGGGCGATGGGCAACGGCCCCGGCATGATGCCGGGGATGCCGCAGCCCGGAGCCATGCCTGCGTCTCCGCCGCTGCCCGGCGGTAACCCGGCCGCAGCCGGATCGCCCGGAGCGCCGGGGCCGGAAGCTGGACCCGGCATGGGTGCGCCGATGCCGCCGATGCCGATGATGCCGCCGCCGGACGAAATCGCCAGCGCCAACGAGATCATCGCCGACGCGCAGAACGTCAAGCGCCAGTTGACGATGCTCAACAAGATCGCCCGCACGCTGGAAATCCTCTACGAGTACGAACTCTCCGAGCAGCAGCAGTCGTTCAAGTCGATGATGAAGATGACGGTCAGGAGAGCCGCTACTTCAGGGGTCGGCTGGACCCGCCTCGGCTTCCAGCGCGTCATGGGAAAGTCCCCGGACCTCGATAGCCGCATCGCCGACATCCAGAGCCAGCTTCAGCTCGTCGAGCGCATCTCGGCCGACCTCGCCGACGGCGAGACAGAGATGGACAGCGCCAGCGCCGAGCAACTGCGCCTTACCCTCGACGCCCTCTCGAAAGAGCAGGACATCGTGGTCCGCGAGGGGCTGGTGTTCTCATGGCCGAAATCGACGGCTGTCATCCCCGATCCGCACTGCATCCAGTTGCGGGATTTCTTGGGTTGCGACTGGGTCGCCGAGGAGTTCCTGCTCAGCGTCAACGAGGTGCAGGAGACATACGGCGTCGACGTCTCCAAGGGACACACGTCCTACGAGCGCATGGACGTCGGCTCCGATTACGAGCGCGCAAGGCAAAGCTGGGAGACCGGCGGGTCCAAGGAGACAGGCATCGACGACGATGCCGACACCAGCAACTGCGTCGTCTGGCACGTCTACAACAAGAAGGACGGCCTCGTTTACAAGATATGCGACGGCTACAAGGACTTCCTCGGCGAGCCTACCGCGCCGGAGGTCTACACCGACCGCTTCTGGCCGTGGTTCCTGACGGCCTTCAACGAGGTCGACGGAAGGGTTTACCCGATCTCCGACGTCCAGTTGATCCGCCCGATGCAGCGTGAGCTGAACCGTGCGCGGCAGGGCCTGCGCGAGCATCGCATCGCCAACCGGCCGAAGACCGCCTACGCCGAGGGAACCCTGTCCGAGGACGACCTCGAAGCGTTCAGGTCTCACCCGGTCAACGCGCTGATCGGTGTCTCCGGCCTCCAGCCGGGGCAGGACATCAACCAATTGTTACAGGCTGTAAAGGGAGCGCCAATTGACCCGAACCTCTACGAGGTCAACCCGATCTTTCAAGACCTTCAAAGGGCAGTCGGAGACCAAGAAGCTGATCTGGGCGGCACATCCGGCGATACCGCGACCGAAACCTCCTACGCCGCGTCAGCCAAAGCCAACGCCACCGGCTCCTCCATCGACGACATCGACGAGACGCTCAACGCAATGGCCAAGGCGGCTGGTCAAATTCTTCTGCTCAATGTTTCGGAAGAGGTCGTGAAGTCGGTCGTCGGCCCCGGCGCGATGTGGCCGGTGCTGACCAAGTCGGAGGTCGCGCGGGACATCTATCTCGAAATACAAGCTGGCTCTTCCGGGAGACCGAACCAAGCGCAGGAACTGCAAAATTTCGAAAGACTGGCACCCATCCTGATGCAGCTTCCCGGCGTCAAGCCGTCGTTCTTGGCCAAGGAAGCCATCCGGCGCATGGACGACAAGGTCGACGTCGACGAGGCGATTGCCGACGGTCTCCCGTCGATCACGTCGATGAACTCCGGGAAAATTCCGGGCCTGCCCGGTCAGGGCGACCCCAACGCGCAGGGACCGCAGGGATCGCTCAACGCGCCGCAGCCGTCTCCGACCAACAGCCAGACGCCGACGCCGCCCCAGAGCAGTCCTTCGCCGGAGGGGCAAAGCCCGACCACACGATTGCAGTAGACTGTCGCAAAACTTTGCGCCTATAACGGGCGCAACCGCAGTCAGAGACATAGATGGCCGACGAAGCACCTCCCACGGCTTCAGCGGACAGCGCAAGCCCCTCTCCTTCACAAGAGACAGCAGCGCCGTCGGCTAGCCCGTCTCCTGCGCCAAGCACCCCGGCGACCGAAGCGTCGCCGGTTCCTTCAGGGGATCAGTCCAAGTCCAGCCTGCTCGACGCAGTTCTCAAGGTGGTTCCGGCCACGAACGAACGCGACGTGCTGGCCAAGGACGACGACACGTCCGCTCCCCCGGACGGCACCCAGCCAGAAAAACCCGATCAGGCAGAGAAAGAAGGTCAGGAGACAGACGACGGGTCTTCGGAGGACGACGACGAGCAGGCCCCGCAAGAGGCGGCTCCGGTCGTTCGCAAGAAGATCAACAAGCTGCTGAAACAGCGGCGCGAGTTGCGCAACGAGGTTGCTGCACTTCGCCCTGCCGCCGAGATCGGCAGCGAGCTTGAGCAGTTCGCCATCACGAACAAGCTTTCCGGCGAAGACATCACCGGAACCCTGCGCATCGCAGCGATGCTGCGCGCCGGGGACTACGCTTCGTTCTACAAGACGATTGCCCCGTTCGTGCGCCAAGCACAGGAGTATCTGGGGGTTGTCCTCCCGAAAGACCTGTCCGAGCGCGTCCGCGCCGGTCACATGACCGAGACAGCGGCCAAGGAGTTCGCGCGGCAGCGGTTCGACAACCAGCGCACGCAGTTCGAACTCAAGGAAACCACGCAGGAGACGCAGGTCTCGCAAGTGCGTGCGGTTCAGGCCGACGTCCAGCGCGCCGTCTCCAACTTCGAGCTTCGGCTCTCTGCGAGCGACCCGGATTACAAGGCTAAAGCACCCTCCGTCCGGAGGGCGGCGCAAGCCATGCTGTTCGAACGCGGCGGAACCATAGCGACTGTCGAGGACGCCCTTGCGATAACCAAGGCAGCCTACGACGAGGTCAACCGCCAGATGCGATCCTTCACGCCACGGCCCAACTCGACGCCCAGACTACCGAACGGAGGCACCCCACCTTCTTCTGCTCGCGCGGCACCCAAATCCCTCATGGAAGCAGCACTCCAAGGACTTGAAAACGCCAGACGAGCAGGAGGCTGATCCCTAGAAAGGGTTCCCTCCGATGGCCTTCACGGCTGGTGAAATCACCAACATCGCCAATGCGGCGCTGGACTACTATCTCGACAAGGGTGACGTCTGGCGGCAGTCGCTTCAGAAGCGACCGCTGTTCGACAAGATGGTCTCCCGCAAGAAGTACTTTCCCGGCGGCAAGGGAGACATCTCGATTGCTGTCTCCGGCGCTTTCGGCGCGGCTGGCGTCAACGACAGCGTCAAGGGCTACACCCACGACGATCAGGTCGTCTTCTACACGCCCGCCAACATCAAGCGTGCCGCCTACCCGTGGCGCGAGCATCACATCGGTCTCACCATGACCCACACCGAGCTGAAGATCGACGGCATCTCCGTCGTCGATCCCGGCTCGAACGGCGAGAAGACGACCGAGCATTCGCGTCGCGAGATGACGGTCCTCGTCGGCCTGCTCGAAGACAAGCTGTTCGACCTCGGCGAGCAGTACGCCCGCAAGATGAACGCCCTGCTCTACGGCGACGGTGTCGCCGACGCCAAGGCGCTCGCCGGTCTCAAGCTGCTGATCTCCGACACGCCGTCCACCGGCATCGTCGGCGGCATCAACCGCGCCACGGCGGGCAACGAGTGGTGGAGGAACCGCGCCTACACGGCGGCTTTCGGCACCCTCGTCACCGGCACCCCGGCGCTGGCGGCGTGGGGCGGAGGTGCGATCACCTCCAACATCGCCAACGGCGGCGCTCTGTTGCAGGTACTCCAGTCCGAGCGTCGGCAGTTGACCAAGTACGGTGGCGAGCCTGACACGTTCATCGCCGGGTCTGCCTTCATCGGCGCGATGGAGACGGAGATCAGGGCCAACGGCAACTACTCGATGGGTGGCTTCAAAGGCACTCAGGATGGTGCGATGGGTTCGATGAACTTCGCCGGGACGGAGGTCGTCTACGACCCGACCCTCGACGACCTCGGCCTGTCGAAGCGCGCCTACTGGTTCGACAGCAAGAAGATCATGCTGATGTGCATGGAGGACGAGTGGATGCACCGGCACACCCCGGCGCGTCCGGCCGACAAGTTCATCATGTATCGGTCGATCACCTCGACCTGCCAGCTCATCGGCAAGCAGTTCAACTCGTCTCTCGTTATCGACATCGCTTGATTGATATCGCGTGACCTGCCGGGGCCATTCGGCCCCGGCCTTTTTCAGGAGACCACCATGCACTTCTGCAAGGCGACCATCGCGTTGGGCGAGGACATCCGCAACGTCGCCATCCGTGACGAGTACAGCCCGATCTCGTGGCCCGAGATGGAAGTCATCCGCGCCATGCACGGCGACGGCTCCGTCACCCAGATCATCCCGTTCGTCGCCGTTCCGCAGTCCTCGCGCGCCGAGCGCCAGCGGCTCTCCCTGATCTACGGAGACGCGCCGTGCGCTGCCGTCTGGGGCGGGCGCTCCGGCCCTTCCGAGATGGAAGCCCCCGAAGCGACGCTCCGGCCCGGCGTGACGTGGATCAACCCGATCAGCGGGGAGACAGAGGTCACCGGGGCCAACGCCAACAGCTACGCGCCGCCGCTGGGCGAACCCGAGGACGACGTGCCGTTCGATCCCCCGGCCGACAAGATCGCCACCAAGAAGAGGTAGCCCCGATGGCCGCGCCCACGCTGCTCGAAATGGTTCGGCGGCTGCGCGCCGAGGCAGGCCACGCGCTGTCTCCAGCGCAGGGGACCAACCAGCTTGAGACGCTGAAATACCTGCTGGCCCGCACGCAGGAGGAACTCTGGGTCGCGTTCGTGTGGCCGGAACTCTCCGGCCGTGCCGACATCGCGATGGCGGCAGGGCAGTATCTCTACCCGTTCCCGTCGTCGCCCGCCGTGACGTTCGACATGGTCAGACAAGCATTCGCGACGAGCAGCCCCGGCAGCGACTGGAACGAGATCGGCTACGGCATCCCCGAGGATGTCATCAAGCCGGGGACGTTCGACAACGACAGCCGCGCCGACCCGGTGCAGGCGTGGGATGTCTCCTCCGCCACGCAGTTCCGCGTCTACCCGACGCCCAACGCCGCCGGGAACTACGTGCGCTTCAAGATACAGAGCGCCTTGCAGTCGTTTGTCTCCGACAGCGACCTCCCCACCATCGACGCCACGACCATCGTCCTGTTCACCGCCGCCGAGCTGCTGGCCAGAGCGAAGGCCGAAGACGCCACCACCAAGATGCAGAAGGCGCAGCGCCACCTGACCAAGATGCTCGGCAACAAGATTTCCGCCAAGAACAAGGTCGCGACGCTGGGCGGGGGCGTGCCGAACTCAAGCCTCACCCGGACCAACCGAAACCTGCTCTGGCAAAGCTGAATGACCTATCAAATAATCGACAACTTCGCGGCCGGGCAGGACAACCGTAAGTCCCCGCTGACGTCTCCGGCCGGAACCCTGACGAAGCTGGTCAACGTCGTCGTGACGCCGGGCGGGGAACTCTCCAAGCGCCGCGCCTTCACGCAGGTCGCGGCACTGGCTCCAGACACCTTCGGGCTGGCGGCGACGGAAAGTTCGCTCTGGATATTCGGGCGCAATGTCGATCCGGGCCTGCCGTCGACGTGGGAGGTTCCTAACGTCACCCTGAAAGGGGCCAAGATACCCAACGCCAGTCTCACGTTGCAGCAGAGCGATTACGATATCTTCGATGGTCGCGTCTATCTCGCCTGCCGCGACCTCGCACAAGTCACGTCGGCGACCATTAACCCACACTACTATGTCGGCTCACGCGGCGGCTCGACGACGCTCTACGACGGCGTTCTGACCGAGGGAACCGGCAAGGGCTTCTTCATCCGCACCTTCAAGTCGAAAATCTATTCGGTGAACCCTCCCAACGTGGCCAATGGCCGCCTGCTGTCCTTCTCCGCCGTCGGCGATCCGATGGTGTGGACCGGCACCAGCAACGGCTCGGGCTTCATCAACCTGTCGCTCACCGACGCCGCCAGCGAGAACCTCAAATCCGTCGAGGTCTATTACGACAAGCTGGCGATCTTCTCGACACGGGCGACGCAGATATGGGCGGTCGCCGCCGACCCGGCACAGAATGCCTTCGACCAGTTGCTGCGCGGCTCGGGAACCTCTGCGCAGAGGTCTCCGCTCCAGTACGGCTCCGGCGACGTGCTGTTCCTCGACGCTTCCGGCGTCAGGTCGCTGAAGGCCAAGGACAGCTCCAACTCCGCCTCCGTCTCCGACATCGGCTCGCCCATCGACCCGGCGATCAACGAAATCCTGCTGGCGGTGGGCAAGGGCCAAGCCTATCTCGACAAGGCGGTAGCCATACTGGAGCCGGTCATCGGCCGCTTCTGGATGGTGTTCCCCGACGAGATACTGGTGCTGTCCTACTTCCCCGGCCCCAAGATCACGGCGTGGTCGCGCTTCACGCTTCCCGAACTCGACGGCTACGACGTCACCTATGCCGCCACTGCCGGAGGCCGTATTTTCTTGAAGGACAGCCTCAACCGCCTGTGGGTTTACGGCGGCACGGATGGCAAGGCTTACGCCGACCTCGGCCCGCGCGCCGTCGAGGTGCGGATGCCGTATCTCGACGGCAAGAAACCCGGCCACAAGAAGACGTTTCAGGCTTTCGACGCCACCGTCAACAGTACGTGGGGCAACCCGATGCCGACCGGGGCGTGGGAGGTTGCTGTCTCCTACGACCCGTCCGACCCCGAGCAGGAAGAGGTGATCGGCACCATCGACAAGCCGACGTGGAACATCGGCGCGAGCGAGATGCAGGGCTACGACAGCCACTTCTCGCTGCGCTTCTACAACAGCGATGCGCTGCCCGCGACGATCTCCAACTGCGCGGTCCACTACTCGATTGCGGACGACGAGGCATGATCACGGTCAACGCAGCCACATATGACGACCTTACTTACATAGGCTCGTGGCTGTGCGAGGAGGACCGCGAGGAACTCGCCCTGACCAGAGACCCTGATGACTATGTCTCCCTCGCCAACGACGCATGGGAGAGCAAATTCAAGTTCGTCGCGCTCGACGAGGCCACCCCCGTGATGGCTTTCGGGGCCAAGGCGTCGAAGAATTTCGCCGTCGTCTGGGGCTTCAAGACCGAGCGCGGCTGGCCCGCCGTCAGGAGCGTGACGAAATTCATTCGCAGGATTATGATCCCGCAGCTACACAGGGCCGGGGTCTATCGCGCCGTCTGCGCCGTCAACCCCGGCAACACGCTTTCGCAAGCTTGGCTCCGCCACCTCGGCTTCGTCCCGAGGGCCACGACACGGGATATTGGCACCCGGCATGGAGAGGTCATCCTCTTCGAGCGGATCGACAACCGTGAACCAAGCCCCTGACCACGCCAAGCTCTTAGCCCAAGCCGTCGACATCTATGAGTTCCGCGCTGCCGTGCCGGGAGACATCGACGCCCTCATCGGCCTCTACACCATTTTCTTCGCCGAGAGTGGCTACGGCGAGCGTGGTCTGACGTTCGACCCGAAAGGCGCGTGGGTGTGGCTGTTCAACGGCATCAGCACCGGAAATCTTCCCCACCTCGTCGCCATCGTCAGGAGCAGCAAGGAACTGATCGGAGCGGTCAGCTACCTCTTGGACAGCCGCTACACGACCGAGCCGATTGCCCACCTCAACCAGATTTACGTGCGCAAGCAGTGGCGGCGCTCCGCCGTCGGGCGCGTGTTGGCGACGCTGGCGCTGGAGGTGGCGCGAGCCGACGGCGCTGTCTGCTTCGACGCCCTGCTCGACGCCGGGATGGAGCGCGAGACAGCCTCGCTGCGCAACATGTTTCTCAAGCTTGGCTTCCGCGACGCCGGGTCCAAGCAGTTGATCAGGAGCTTTTGATCATGGGCAAAAAAGGCGGAGACGACAGCTCCTCCCGCGAAATGATCCAGATGCAGAAGGACGAGGCTGCCGACGCGCGCAAGAAAGCCGCCGAGCGGCAGGCGCGCATCAACTCCGGTCTCGCCCGCATCAAGGGGGCCTTCCACGGCACCGAGGGCAAGGTCAACAAGACCTTCGACTGGGGTACCGTAAGCCCGACGCAGAAGGCGGGGGCGGTGCCGGGCATGTCCGGGTACAGCTTCGTCGACCTCCCCGCCGTCGCCGCCGTGCAAGGGCGTGCGGCGATGCCGGGCGCGCCGCGCATGTTCCAGACCAGCGGTGGCGATATGCGTGAGGGCGGCAGGCTTCCCGGAACTCCGGAGGTCACCGCAGTGCCGGGGCGCGAGGCCGGGATTTACATCAAAGGCCCGGACGGCAAAATCTACAAGCGCGGCGACGTCGTCTCCGCCAGCGTCGGCAACGGCAAGATCACGGGCGGCATCGGCGACGATTTCTACAATACTTTCAAACAAGGCATCCTCGACTTCTACCAGCCGCAGGTCGCCGATAAATACGCCGACGCCAGAAAGGAGACGACTTTCCGGCTGGCCGACGCCGGGACGCTGCGCTCAAGCGCCGCCAACGAACTGGTCGCCGATCTCGCCAAGCAGAACGCCCTCAACACCGCCGACGTCCGCTCCAAGGCCGACAGCGCGGCTGCCGATCTTCGGACCCGTGTCGCGGGCGAGGAGGCCAAGGCGACCAGCCAGCTTTTCGCCACCGAGAACCCGGACGTCGCCGCAAACCAAGCCACCCACGCGGTCACCAACATCACCGCCGAGAAGCCGTCGACGACGCCGCTGGGAGACATCTTCAATATTGCCGCCATCGGCGGCGCGAAGTTCCTTCAGGGTGCCGACAACGCGGCTTTCGCCAAGAAGGTCGGCGGACTGCCGAAACCCGCCCAACGCATCGTCTAGGAGACAGGGACCATGTGCGACCCAACAATGATCGGCATCGCGTCTCTGGCGTCGACGGTGATCGGCGCGGCTGGCACCGCCGCCAACGCGATGGGCCAACGCTCCGCCCAGAAGAAGCAGCAGCAAGAGGTCAGCATCTGGCAGCAGCAGCAGAAGAAGGACCGCGCCGCCGAGCAAGTGAGACAGGAAGAGCTGCGTCAGGGTGCCGACAAGGCGCGTGTCGAGGGCCTCGCGCAGGTCGCGGGCGACGCCCAGAGCGAGCGGCAGAAGGCGGAGGAAGCGCGCCTCGCCGAGTACCTCGCGGGCAAGGGGGACGCCTCGGTGGCGACGCCGGAGACAGGAGTGCCGCAGGCCGAGGCCGACAAGGCGATGCTGTCCGGCCAGCAGGGCAGCGACCCGCTGGTGCAGACCGACCTCGCCAAGAAGATTTCGGAAGCCGCTGCCGGGGCCTCGCAGCGGATCGGCGCGCTCGCCAAGGTCTCCTCGTTCGGGGAAAGCTTCGGCGGCCTCGGCACGATGAACCCGCTGATCCAGCAACAGACCGGATCGGACATCGACAAGTTCAACGCGTTCAGGACCGGCTCGCTAGGCGCGTTCGCCAGCGAGAGAAATGTCGAGCCGGTGCAGGTCCAGTTCACGCCGTCGCCGCTCGCCGACATCTTCTCGACGGCGCTGTCGGTCGGGGCGCAGGGGCTGGGGACCGCGTATGGCGGAGGGTCCAGTTCACTATCGGGTCCGGCGACCACCGGCATCATCCCGACGGCGCGTCCCTCGTTCCTGCCGACGACGACGACCGCGATCCCGCAAGCCCGCATATTCTAGGGAGACACGACCTTGGCGATCATGGGCGTAAGAATAAACGACGGCGGCGGTGGACCCGACACGTCGGTCGCCAACGTGTTCGCCAAGGCGCTGTTCGGCGACCCCGACCGCGAGATGAAGTTCGCGCGGCTCCAGTCCGACCTCGCCACCGACGAATACCAGCGCGCCCAGATCAGGGCCAACGAGGACTACATCCGTTCGCAGGAGGCCCTGAAGGAGCAGGAACTCCAGTACAACGAAGCTGGCGTCGCCCCGATGACCAAGCTGGCGCGGGACTACATCACGACGGCGCAGCGGCCGGGACCGGCCCCGACCGAAGCCCCGGTGGCGGTCGAGCTTGGGCCTGACCCATACGCGCCGGTCCCGGCGGATCGTCCGGGCGACCAGATCATCTCGGCGTTCCCGGCACGACCCGGCGCTGTCTCCGACAACTCGTACCCGGTGCCGGTCGAGCCAGACATCGTCGACCAGATCGTTTCCGGCGGCTTCCCCGGCCGACCCGACGTCGGACCCGGCGCTCCGGTGGGGCCGTTCCCCGGCCGTCCGCAACCGCAGCTCGACGAAGTCCTCACCCAGTCCCCGGCGGGCGTCGGCCCGTTCCCCGGACGCCCCGGCCTGCCCGCCAGCAACCGCACGGAAGACGCGACGGTGATCAGCTCGATCCTGCGCGACCTGCGCCAGCGCGACATGGAAGAGGGCCTGCGCCCGGCCTACGACGAGCCTCCGGCCCCCGTGCTGGCGCTGGGTCCGTCCCCGGAGCCGGACGTCCCGGCCGACCTGTCTCCCTACTTCCCGACGCAGGCGGGTTTCGCGGGCGACGTGCCGGTGCCGGTCGACCTCGAAGCCATGACGCCGCCGGTCGCGGCAACCCCGGCCCCGCAGCCGGGGCTGCGCAGCGTCGACGGCCCGCTCAACGTGCTGCCGGGCAATCCCCCGGACGCCACGCTGGACCCGGAGATGCCGGTGCCGGTCGAGCCTATGGTCGCGCCCGGAGCGGGCGAGTTCACCGACCCGAACGAGGGTAGGCCGCACCCGGCAGTCACCAAGGCCGTGGCCGAGGAGGTCCAGAAGGCCGTCGGCCCGGTCGCGCTGTCCGAGGAGGAATGGTCCGGCATCGCCAAGATGGCCATCCAGACTGGCGATCCGGCCGGGACGCTCAACAAGCTTCTCGGCACCGCAGGTCTCACCTATGGCGACCCGAGCAACGGAGACAAGCTGCGCCAGTCGATGGCGCTGCTGGGCCATGCCCCGAACACGACGATGGTGGCGGGACGCTCCGACGACATCGGCACGATGGCGGCGGCGAATGCCGACATCGCCAAGGAGACAGCCAACCCGGACATCAAGAAGACGACACAAGTGATCAACGGTGAAGTCTGGATGTACGACAAGGACGCGGACGGCAACGACATCATGCGCAAGCTGCCGGGTCCGGTCGCCCCGCCCAACCTCCAGTCCGTCGCCAAGGGTTCCAGCCTTGTCCAAGTGACCTCCGGCGCGGACGGCGGCACGGCCACGGCGACCAAGGTTCCCGGCGTTCCGGAACCGGCCCCGGCCGATCCGCTCGCCGGTTCCGACAACGAGCAGGAGACGATCATCCGCGACGTGTCTCTGAAGGTACGCGACCCACAGGCCGTCATCACGCCGGAGGACGCTACCAACTACGACCTGATCTACAACAAGCTGTCTGTGCCGCACGTCGAGATGCGGCAGGTCGATGGCAAGAATGGCAAGGAGACCGTCGGCATCGAGGTGCCGGGTCGAAACCTGTCGATGTACCCGAAGCCGCAAGACGTTGCCCGCCGTGCGGGGATCATCCTACCGGCGGCGACCGCGCCAGCGCCCGTGTCTCCAGAGGTTTCCGCGCAGCAGGTCACGCAGCCCGCCGCCGACCCCAATGCCGCGCCACCGCTGCCGGTGGCGCAGGACACTGCCAACGTGCAGGCCCCGTCTACACAACCAATCGACCCTCAGAACATCGTGCCGACGGCTGGCCCGCCGGTCGGGACACAGGGCGACGGCTCCGTGCTTGGCACGTCCGGCTACAAGATCATCGTGCCGGGGGTGGGGAAAGACCGCACCGAGTTCCAAGACCGGGCGTGGCTTTGGTTGCAGGAAGCGGCAGCTGCCGATCAGGCCCTCAAGGCCCACACGGCCCCGCCGTGGTATCGGCAGTGGGCGGCTTCCCGAGGCAGCGGCTCCAGCGCCGACGTCGGCTTCTTCGACGCCATGATCAAGCACTACGGCACCGACAACTCGACGCGGCAGTTCATGGCGCTGGCCTCGACCTTCATCAACTCCGAGGGCCGCATCAACTCCGGCGCGGCGATCCAGAACTACGAAAACGTAGCGCTGGGTTATCGCTTCATCGATCAGGACGGAGACGACGAGGAGACACGGGCGCTCAAGGCTGACCAGCGGCAGATCGCGATGAGCGGCATCTACGACGCACTCGCCAACAACAACCTGATAACCCCGCAGATGACCGCGCAATTGAAGGCGCTGGGCTACGACCGTCGCGCGCCGTCGCGGCAGTCGTCGCCGAACATCGTCGACTACGACCCCAATGTTCATGGCGGGGGACAATGACATGACCCAGATACTGCGCCCGCTGTCCGACGGCAGGTTGATGCGTTTCGATGACACCAAGACGCCGTTGGATGTCATCGACCGCGTCATCGCCTACGAGAACGCCAAGCTTGGCAACGCCGATGACAGCACGATGGAGACCGTTGGCAAGGGCGCGCAGACGCTGGCGCGCGGCACCGGGGAAGGCTTCGCGCAGACCGCCGACCTGCCGATCCAAGGCGCGCAGTACCTGTGGGAAGTCGGCAAAAATCTCTGGGAAGAGGGCCACGGCCGACCCTACGAGCGCAAGTCGGTGCGCTCGCCGATCACCGACGCCTACAATGAGGTCGTCGGCGACCCGCTGCCCGGCTACGAGAGCATGAACGACTGGACGGCGATGGTCGGACCCGCCGCAGTCGAAGCCATCATCAGCGCCGGGGCCAGCATCCCGGCGTCCATCGGCACGGCCTTGGCCCGCACTGGCGCGAAGACCCTGCCGACCATCGCCAAGCACGTCGGCGGCGGCGCGGCCCGCGCTGTCGGGCGCACTGCCGCGACCGAGGGCGCTGGCTATGCCGGTTCTTATGGCGCTGGCGAGCTTGGCGATCTCGTCGGCGGAGACATCGGCAAGGAGATCGGCACCGGGCTTGGCGGCGTGCTGGCCGGAGGTGTCGCCCCGGCGGTCAAGGGTGGGATCAAGCATTACTACAACCTCAACGACCGCAGCGAGAACACCCTGCGCGCCATCCAGCGCCTCAACGCGCAGAACGACGCCCAAATCCCGATCACTGGGGGTATTCTGGCTCCCAAGACCTTGGGTGCGATGGAGGACCGGCTAGCCCGCGACGTCGGACCCGGCAAGAAGGTGCTGGAGACACGGCGCGAGCAGTTCGGCGGCTACGACCGGGCCAAGCAGGACGTCACCGAGAAAATCCGCGGTCGCCCGAGCAACACGCCGATCACCAAGGACACCATCGGCGACCGCATCATCGCCATGATGGGGAACGCCGAGACCACCATCCACCAGAAGATGAGCGACATCCAAGAAGCCTTGGAAAAGCAGGCAGGCTCGCTGTCTCCGACCGACGCCATGCAGATCGACCAAGTCCTCACCGACCTGATGAAGAAGCGCGACACCACGCCGGTCATCAACGATCAGGCGAAGCGGATGCGCGCCCTCGTTCGCCGCAAGTACGAACTCGACATCGACCCCAATTCGATGGACGTGCCGACGCCGACGATGCCCTACGGCGCGGCCAAGAAAATCCGCACCGACACCGGGAAACTTCTTCGCAACGAAGACACGCACCCGGACGTCAACGCCCCGGCCTACGAGGCACTCACCGACATGATGCGGGAGACAGCAAACGCCGGAGGCCCTCTCGACTTCGACGTCGAGCAGCAAGCCTACAACAAGCTGCGCAGGCAGGAGGCGCAGGTCCAGAAGCACCGGGGGACATCCACCTCCGCCAGCACCGACATCGCTGAAGCAGCGCCCGAAGCCCAAGCCTACAACCGGCTGTTGGGAGGGGCCAACAAGGGCAGCGTCCGGCAGCTCGCCCCCTACGAGAGACACACGCCGAAGCCGCTCAACGAGGTACTGGCCGACGCACTGGAACTGGATTTGCGCGGCCCCAACGCCGGTCGCTCAATCGATCCGGAACGTGTCGACCCGAAAGCCATGACCACCGACTGGACCGACAAGAGCGACCGCTGGAAGAACCGTGTCACAAAGAACAACCCGACGCACAAGCGGATGATCGACGACATCGCGACGGTGTCGGCGGCGGAAGCCTCGCGTGCCGGAAAGCGCGCGGTCCCGACCGCCACCGGCAGCACCCTCGGGGAGGGGTATTCGAACAGCACAAGGGCCGTGACCGGCGGCGTCCTCGCGGGCATCAAAGGAGCCATCGCTGCGGCGATGATCGACCCGGTCGTCAAGCGCGTGAAGGCCGGGCTGCTGACCAACGAAGCCGGGCTGACAAGACTGTTCGACAAGGAGCCACTCGCCCAGTCGGCGGCGCGGGCTGCCGTCGGAGCGACGTCGGGCCAGAAGATGACGGACGAACCACCCTTCCACGCCAAGGTCGGGCAGCCGCTGGTCATCACCGACGAGGACGACCCGATGTCCGGCCAGAGCGGCACTGTCGTCGAGATCGGCCGGGGCGGGAACATGTACCGCATCAGGATGCCGGACGGGTCGGTCAGGCAGATCGGGACCAACCTGCTGCGCCCGGCACAGCCCGTGAAGTAGGGAGACACGGATGGCCTTCTCCGGCTTTCAGGATTTCGTGCCGAACTTCGGGAGCGCGCTCCAGAGCTTCATCGCGGCCAGCCCCGGCATCTCGGTCGGGTCCGGCTATCGCGATGTCGCGAGACAGCAACAGCTCTGGAACAGGGCGCTCCAGAAGTATGGCTCGCCCCAAGCCGCGCGAAAATGGGTTGCGCCGCCCGGCCACAGCTACCACAACAAGGGGCTGGCTGCGGACCTCCAATTCGCAAGCCCGGCGGCGTTGCAGTGGGCGCATGACAATGCGGCGAGGTACGGCCTCGGCTTCCCCTTGGGAAACGAGAACTGGCACATCGAACTCGCTGGCGCGCGTGGCGGCGGTGCAGGGAACGCGACGTCCCTTGCGCCGCCGCCCGATATCGGCACGCTGCTGGCGAACGGCATCGTGCAGACGCCGCCGGGCCGCGATGAAATAAATGCGTTGGCCGAGACCTCGGCTGGAAGCTTGCCTTCGGCTTCGTCGACAAGAAGGACCGAAGAAGCCCAACCCATGCTGCGAGAGGGCAGGAGACAGGAGACACCAAATGTCTCCTTGGAGACAGACCTTGGAGACACGGGCCAAGCAGCTCCGACTCCGAGTCCGGCCCCGAAACTTTTGGCGCAACTCGAAAACTCGATGGCCCCGCTTGCCGAGCTGTTCAACGTCAGGACGATAGGCCAAGCGGGCGTACCCAAGGCGCAGCCGCTGCCGGGCAGGAGGTTCTGACGTGGCCAACCCGCTCGCCGAGCTGCTGTCCGGACGTGTCTCCCCTGCGCGGGGTGCGTTGGGGCCGACGGTGCTGCCGAGAAACCAGTTCACGCCCGCGCCCCATCAGGTCATGGAGAACCGCGACCCTTACCTGTCGGAGAGCATCGCCGACCTGATGGCGAAGGCCGCGAGCGGCATCTCCGGCAAGCCTTACGGCGAAGCCCTGCGCGACAGCCAGAGCTTGGTCGGGCTGGTGCCGGGGGTAAATGCCGGTGCCGACACCAACGAGGGCATGGGAGACATCGAGCAGGGCGACTACGCCAGCGGCGCGCTCAACCTCGCGTCGGCCTTCTCGGACGCCGTCCCCGGAGGCCACGCGGCAGCCGGGGCTGTCTCCTCGGTGCTCAAGCCAGCCATCCTGCACATGGTGCCGAACCTGTTCAAGCGGGCGGCGCTCGAAGACGCGGCGCGCGGCGTCAACCCGGACGATATCTGGAAACAATGGGGCTGGGAGAAGTACCGCCCCGCCGGATGGAACGGCGCGAACTACCGCGACGAGCAATGGATCACCGAGACGCCGGACGTCGGGGCCAAGCTGCGCACCGACGTCGATACGAGCGACGACGGCGTAGGTAAACTACCGCTACGGCGCGAGCAACTGACCAAAGGCGAGCAGCCCGATCCTGATCAGCCATTTCTGCCGTTCGGGGTCGATTTCTCTCCGACCAAGCCGCTCTACCGCGCCCCGCTGACGAACGAGATGTGGGAGATGAAGCCGAACGACTACTCGTCGCTGCACGCCTACCCGAAACCGAAAGTGCCGGATTTCGTCGACCACCCGGCGCTGTTCAACGAGCCGGGGCTGGAGGAAATCTTCAGCACCCCGATGTTCAGGCCGAGCGGGCCTCTCATGTCCGGGTCCACCCCGGCTGCCGGGGTGTTCAACATCCCGACGTCTCTCAACCCGAAGGGTAGCGTCGTGGCCAGAGCCGGAGGACACGACGAACTCGGCACCACCATCCATGAGATCGGCCACAAGACGCAGAACATGTTCGACATGCCCGGCGGCTTCAGCCCGTCGTCTCCCGGCGCGGCACAGGCTGGCCGTAACGTGCGCGATGATGTCTACGGGGCGCTGTCTCGCCACGAGGCGGCGATCAACCAGCGAACGCAGGATTACTGGGCAGCCGAGGACGCTTGGTTGAAAACCATCCCCGAAGACATGAGGGCGACAGCGGAGACGCCGGAACACATCAAGCTCAGAAACTTCAACAAACAGTGGGCGCTCGACAACCCGTCCATGCAGAACGACATCGACAAGAAATACCTGCTCCCCGAAGGAATGAGAGACTACGGCGAGATCAACAACTGGAACTCGGAAGGGCTTGGCTACTGGACCGAAGGCGGAGAGACATCGGCGCGCAACATGTCGACGCGGGCCAAGATGTCGCTGCGCGACCTCAACAACACCCGGCCGGAGCTGACCGAGGACGTGCCGAGGTTCCTGCAATGGGATAACTACTACCAGCGCCCACCCCCCGTGAAGCCGTTCAAAGCGCCGGAGAAACCGTGATGCCAGCCAGAGCCTACGGGGAAATGGAAGCGTTCATCCGGCAGGAGGCCACGAAGCGCGGCATCGACCCGGACGTCGCGGTGCGTGTCGCCCAGACCGAGGCGCTCAACGTGTTCGACCCGGAGCAGCCGGACCACGGCGGCGACGACGGCTCGTCGTTCGGGCCGTTCCAGTTGCACTACGGCGGCATGTCTCGGGCGATGCCGAACGCCGGGCTGGGCGACGAGTTCACCGCCCGGACGGGACTGGACGCCAGAGACCCCTCCACTTGGAAACAACAAGTCGCCTTCTCGCTCGACTGGGCCAGCAAGAAAGGCTGGGGCGACTGGATGGGGGCCAAGAACAACGGCATCGGGGCCTACGACGGCATCAGCGGCATGAGCGGCAAGGCCCGTGTCTCCGGCCCGGTCGAGGCTGCTGGAGGTGGTTCCGGTGCCGACGTCGGCGCGACCACCCTCTACAATCCCGGACCCGTGCTGGACGCCACCGCGTTCAACCGGCCGAAGTCCGACGACAGCCCGATCTCGCTGGTGCCGAGCCGGGAGAGAACGCTGGCCGACGACTTCGCCGACGCCTATGATGGGTCACCCAGTGGACGCCGTTCCAGAGGAGACAGCGGCGGTCTCATCTACAGCCCGCTCGACCAGAACCAAGCGCCATTACCAGAGTTTGATTTCGCCTCGGCCAACGCCGAGGTGGAAGGGCAGGCCCCGCCAGTGGTAGCCCCAGCGCCCCGCGTTGATAGCCAGCCGCTGGCGGACCTGTTCAAGGTCGGAGACATCGGCATGGCCGGGAAGCTCGATCCGGTGACCGGGCTTCCCGTCCTGTCACAAGGGCGTCGCGCCTATGGATGACGCAGACCCCCGCATAAATTTTTAGATTTTTTAGATCAGGCCGAGTACCAGACGGCGGCGAGCAGCGCGGCGAGCGTCACGAACCAGACGATCCACCAGTCGCCGACACTCATTCGGCAGCCTGCATCCAGTCGATCTCCTCGACCGGGCGCAGCACCGGCTGCCGCTGCTTCCAATGCAGCAGCTCGATGCGGCTGCTGATCCCCAGCTTGGTATAGGCGTTGTGGATATGCAGCTTGGCGGTGCCGTAGGTAATGCCCAACTCATGAGCGATGACCTTGGTGCGCAGGCCGCGCGCCACCATGTCGACGACCTGTCTCTCGCGGGGTGTCAGGCTGCTCATGGCTTGCGGGCATCCGCCTTGCTGCGGGCGATCCACTCCTCGACCAGAGACAGCGCGTAGCTGCGGCTGCTCAGGGAAGAGATCGTGTCCATGCTGATCAACGGGTAGTCGTCACTGCTCTCGCGGGTGAACACCAGCGTCAGGAAGTGCCGTTCCTTGCCGTCCGTCTGGTTGAACAGGGCCAGCACCTGCCCGATGACGTCATGCAGGAACAGGCTCTCGCTGTTGCTGAGACCATTGACGGGCTTGAGGAACTGCTTGAGTTCCTCGACGCGCCTATTGGTGGAGGGTGGCTCTTTCTTGGTGGTCGGCATTGGCTGTCTCTCCTTTTTGGCCGGTCTTCTCGTCGATCCATGCGATGGCTTCGTCCCACGTCCGCGTCGTCTTGCGGAACGCCAGCGTCTTGCGGTCGATGACGTCGACGCGGCTTGGGGCGATCCTCTCAAGACGATATCCACGATAGGTCACGAACATTGACGTGTCTCCTCGATGCCTGTCCACCGGGACAAGCTTACCATTTCGGATTTTGTCGGATATGGTATTTCCGCTGCGGCAAGAACTCCTCCCGTCGCAGCGATGAAGCCTGAAACTCACCCCGTGGCCCGGAAGGCTATCGCTCCCACACGACGGCCCTCCGGGTTCCCCTCTCAGCCCTGACGTCGCGCCAGTTGCTCCAGATCGTGGAGCTTGCGGCTCGTTTCCTCCGTCAAGGCGAGAAGCTCGGCGTCTCTGGCCTGCTCCAGCTTGGACACCTCGTCGCTGATGCGCACGTCGAATACCGCGCGGACCTCAACGACCTGCCGCTCGTAGCTGTTCCGAAGCGTCAGCCGTTCCTGACGTATTCTTTCGTCTACGGCGCGGTTGATGCGCTCAAGCTGGGCGATCTGGTCCGGCAGCGACCGTTCCGTCCGGGGGGTGATCCGGGGTAGGTCGCCGCCGGTTTGGAGCGCAACGCTGATACTCTGCTCCAATTCTTTTTCCATTGCTGACGTGTTCATGCCTGTCTCTCCTTCGGCGTTGGTCATCGCCCTAGAACGGCATGTCTTCGTCTTCAGGCTCGCCGACCGCGTCGAACGCCTTGTTGGCGGAGACGCGACCGTCGATGCGCGGAGCATCGTGCTTGACGATCTGGAGATTGTTGAGGCCGAACGAGACGCCCTTCTTGCCGCTGTTCGTCCATGCGAACGGCGTTAGTTGCGCCCTAACCAACTGCCCGGCGTAGACCTCGTCCGGCAGCAGCACGTCCTGAAGGCGGGCGTTGACGATGCCGGGCTTCTGCTTCGACCACGGGTTGATGTAGACGACACCTTCCTCGTAGCCTTGGTATTTGTCGGACTTCTCGGCGGCGTCCCTGAACGGGAAGGTCGCGCCCTTCATCTGCGCGGCTGCACCGAACTTGTCCTTGAAAGCGGTGACGCAGGCGTCCTGCATCGCCTTGTATTCCTTGGACTTCTGGGCGGCTTCATCGAACAGCAGCGCGCAGGAGAAGACGGGTTCGCCGCCTTCGGCCCTCGGCTTGGGCGTGAACAGGGTGGGGAAGGACAGGGTGGCGTAGGGTGTGACGACGACGGCCATTTCACGGTTCCTTTCGGTGCTGACATCAGTCGCTCTTCTCAAGAGCGATGTGAATTATGTAACGGGCTTATAAAACCTAGTCAAGCGGTTCCGTCTCAGAAAATACATTTTTCGCTGACGTATCGACAGCGGGCCTGCCATCGGCCTCGCTGACCAAGGTCGTCCCGCTGCTTTCCTTGATCGTGTAGGGGTGGATGATATCCAGCGGAACCTTGTACCTTTTCAAGACCTTCTCGACGGTTCCTATGGTTTCGATGCGCAGCACGTTGGTGAGCGGAACCCTGCCCTTCATCGCGAGAAGCGCCCCTTCCGGATCGTCCCAGCGGCGCATGGCGCGCTTCGCCACCAGCTTCCAGCCGGGGACAGCACCGCCGCCGTCGATCCGCGCAGAGGCTTCCTGACGCAGCTTGTTGACCCACGACAGGATCAGCTCGCCATGCGCCAAGACCCTGCCGATCTCCTCGTCGGTCATGCCGGTCGGATCGGGCGGGACTTCGTCGAAGGCTATCCTTGCGCTGTCCATCGCCAGCGCCGCCAGCGTCTTGCACTCGCCCGCCCTGACGCACCACCGGCAGTGGTCGCCCGGTTTCTCCGTGGCGTCACCCGCCTTGAGGCGACGCAACGCCGGGACGAGGACATCCTTCTGCCAGCGAACGAGTTCGTCGACCGGGATTATGGAACTGCGCACCGGCTCGTCTCCGGCGCGCGGCTGCACCACCGTGAGCTTGACGTTGTCGATCTCCACGAACGGCCCGAGGTAATCCAGCACGCCGATGGCATAAATCCGGAACTGCGGCGTGTCGGCCGGGACGAAGACGCCCTGCCCGTACTTGAAGTCGACGATCTCGACCTCGCGCTTCTTGATCGCGATGGTGTCGGCTGTCCCCCACAGGGCCTCAAGGTCGTCGGCTGTCTCGACCTTGACGACCGTCTCGAAGAGCTTGGTCCCCTTCAGGCCCAAGACGTAGGAGACATAGGTGTCGACGGCGTCGACCATTTCCTCGGTGACGGGAACATCCTCGCCTTCGATCAGGATCGACCTGACGTCCGACAGGTTCTTGCCTTTGGTCCGGGCCGTGAGGATGCGCTCGGCAAGCTGATGCGCGGCGGAACCCTCGCGGGTGTAGACGGTCGCCTTCCTCTGCCTCCCCCGCGCCTGCGTCACCGACGCAGCGCAGTTGATCCAGATTTCCGACGACGACGGCGATGCGTGTGCGTGTGCCATTAAACTTTACCCCCGATAAAAAATTCCGATTTTTTAAGTTTCAGCCCGGATGCGTCAGTTGGCGTGGATTGAAGATGTGCAGGATACCATTCTCGTTCTGGACAACGACACGCTGTGGTCCCGAAAGTGAGTTCGAAGCCTCGTCCCACTTCCGGAAAACAGAGACAACGACGCCCCGGAAACGATAGTCGCCTTCGGTCTTCTCGACGACGTCGCCTTCCTCCAGAGCTGCCGCCATCAGATCGCCTCAGCCGCTTCGGCGATGGCCGCGAACTGCTCCGCCGGGATCGACGAGAAGGTCTTGGAGCCGTCACCATACTGCGCCAGCAGCTTGTTGACCTCGGCCTTCTTCCCGGCCGAATACAACTCCTGAAGCTTGATGATGGTGCGCGCCTTGAGCGCGTCGGGCGTCTCCGCCTTGCCATTGGTCTTGACCTTGGCCTTCTTGGCCTTCACCTCCGGCGGTGTCTCCCCGGCAGGAGCAACTTCGACCTCGATCTCGTCCTTGACGACCGTGGTGGCGTGCGTCGCCTCGGCCAGAGACGCGACGAGTTCGCCGCGCAGCTTGGCGCGGGCCTCCTCCTTCTTGCGAGCTGCCTGCGGCAGCTCCTCGACAGGCTTGGTGTCGCGCTCGCCCTTCTTCCGGACCTCCATTTCGTAGCCTTCGGCCTCGACACGATCACCGATCTGGATGAGCAGGCTCTGGAACTCCACCCCGTTGATGTACTCCAAGACCCGGTCTTCCTGCTGCGGCAGCATGGCGCGCAGGTTCGCCTGAAGCTGTTCCGGGCTGTCGGCGGTGATGGTGATGGTGAATGCGGGTGTCATTTCGGTGTCTCCTACTTGTTGATGATTTCCAGCACGCCCTTGAGGACGTGCCGCATATTGCTGGCGCTGACGACCGTGGCTCCTCATCCGAACAACTCCTTGAGGTCCCGCGTCTTGCGGACCAAAATCTCTTGGATGCGGTCGTCGATGGTGCCGTGCGCGGTGAGGAACCAGACTTGGACGGCGTCCTTCTGGCCGATCCGGTGTATGCGAGACGCGGCTTGGACGTTGTTGCCGGGGGAATAATCCGCTTCGACGAAGAACACGTCGGAGACATCGGCCTTGTCTCCGACCAGCGTGATCGACGTCCCGGCTGCGGTGATGTTCCCGGCGAACACCCGGCACTTCGGATCGTTCAGGAACCTGTCGACCGCGTGAGCACGGCTCGCGGATGTCGTCTCTCCGGTGATCGCGACCGGATTGTAGGCGGCGAGGTTCGACATCAGGCCGATGATCACGTCGGTGTGGTGGGCGAACACCAGCACCTTGCGCCGACAGCTATCCAGCATGTCGACGATGGCCTCGACCGCGCCGGGAACCTTGGCCAATCCCGTGAGGTGCCGCATCCGCATGACGTGGCGGTCGGGAGACGACAGCAGAATTTCGATCTCGTCGTCGTCGATTGTCGAGAAATCGAAGCCCCAGTCCGGCGCACCGGGTGCCGCGATGGGATAGGTGTCGAAGGTCATGTCGGGCAACTCGGGAAGCGCCTCCTTCTTGGTCTTCCGCAGAAAGTAAGGTCGTATCCTCGCCTTGAGGATGTCTCCGTTCTTGGCCCCTTCGATGGTCCTGATCGATCTGCCGCCGAACCATCGGTTGACCACTTGACAGTAGGCGTCTTCGAACTCGGCCTGCCGCATGAGTTTCCCATCGGACTTGCGCACGGTCTCCGGGAACACCGTTCGCAGGATCGGGAACAGCTCGCCCGGATGGTTGGGCGTCGGGGTGCCGCTCATCGGCAGCACGAAGCCCAGCTTCGGCAGCATGGTCTTGAGGACGGCCTTGGTGCGGTTCGCGCCGGGGTTCTTCAAGGCGTGGGCTTCGTCCAGCACCGTCATTTCGAACGGCGCTCCCAGCATGACGGTGTCGGCGAACTCCCGGTCGGTGGAGACACGCGAGTAGGGCAGGATGAAGATGCCTTCGTCCCACAAGCCAAGATCGCCGGGGCTGTTGACCACCACGACATGGTTCCCCGGCCACCACTTGGCGATCTCCTTGGCCCAGACGAGCTTGCCCACCGACGGACACATGATGAGAAGGCGCTTCACGCCCCGGCGCTTGGCTGTCTCCAAGGCGATGGCGCTCTTACCGAGGCCCATTTCGAAAGCCAGATAGGTCGGGTCCGGAGACGCCGTGATCCGGGCGACGGCGTCCTCTTGGTATGGGAAGAGGTTCATCACTCGCCTCCCCGGCGCTGCGCCATCAGCACCCAGCCCAGCGCCGCCAGCACCCGCACGATGGTTTCGAGACGCGGCCAGATCGTCTTGCCGGTGGCGATGTTGGAGACAGTCGAGTTCGCCAGCCCGGCTTTCGTGGCGATCAGCGTGTAGCTCAGCTTCGAACGCAGGACTTCCTCCTGCACCAGCTTGCGGGCGGCGAGGCTGTCGGTCAGCGTCACCAGCGAACGGCTGCCGGGAAGGTATTGGACATTGGTCGTGGTCATCGGTTCTCTCCTTTTGGTCGGTCACTGCCTGCTGGTCTTTTCCAGAAACCAACGCGCCAGCAGCAGCGCCTCGGCTCTTCCGTGATCCTTCACCCGCCCCAGCCGGAGACATTCCGGCCATTGCCGCAGGGCCAGCGCGCGTGACTTTTCGCCGTCGCTGTCCAGCCCCATGTCCCGCTTCCACTTGGACGGAGACACCTGTTCGACAGGAACACCGCACGCGATGACGACACCCCGCAAAAGCCCGCAACCCATTCCGAACCGGAACGAGGAACTCACCCCCTGCTTCGGCATGGAACCAACCAATTCGATGACAGCCCGGTCAGGAGACCAGAACTCGACGATCTGCGACCACCCGGCGGCGTCGACCATCCTGTCGACCACCGGCACGTCGTCGACGTCGATGATCCGGAACGTCGTCTCCTCCACGATGGCGTAAGCCGCGCTGACGGAGCCGGGGTCTATCGCAAGGATTTTCCGCAGGATCATCGGTTGACCAACAGGGTGACGAGCAGGAAGTTCGCCGCGAAAACGATAAGCCAGATCATCGGGCTATCTTTCTGGCCAGCTTGTCCATCAGGCGCACGGCCTTCGGGCCGGGGGCGTGGATGTCCTTCATCCCGTGCCGCCACGCTTCGGAACCGGACTTGAACACCGGCACGTCGGTCTCGTAGGAGAACACCGCCTCGTCCACGTCGCGGGCCATGCGCAGCGCCAGAAGGTTCCCGGCCCCGTGCGCGGCAACCCATCCGGCGCACAAATTCTCGTCTCGCTGGTGGCACAGGAACACGCCGACGGCCCCGGCGAATAATTGGTCCGGGATGTCTCCGTCATAGGCGGGCAGCTTGTCGTATTCGTTCCGCTCCCACAGCCCGGACGGCGCGTCCTTGCGGTAGGGGCAGGACGCGCAGGGGCGTGGCGCGCAGGTCAGCTTGGACATCGGTTCTCTCCTTTGGTCTGGTCAGTCTTCCATGATCGCCAAGAAAATGAAGAAGGCGACGACGGCCAGCAGGCTGGCTCCCCCGGTCACCATCTAGAAAGGCTCCTCAAGCAGCGACGTCATGTTCTTGAGGTCGCCGTTGGAGATCACCCGGTGCAGGATCAGCGGCAGCCACCGCGACGGGATCGAGTTGCGCGAGCGCCAGCCCCTTATGACGGGTAACGTCGGGCGGTCGAAGCCGTGCGAGGCGATCAGGTCAGATATCTCTTGGTCGCTCCCCACTGCCGCGAGAAGATCGCGAAACTTGTAGTGCGGGAACGCTCTATCTGGCTTCAGCTTGGGCATTTTCGTCACTCCGGGGGCGATTGCTGCGACAGGGGTACACGCCGACGCATCCAAGGTCAACAAAAAATCCTACATTTTTAAGTTGGCCTGCGACACTTTTTTATGTAAGGCTCCCCGGACCGACCAAAGGAGAACCCGCCCATGAGCGTCGACGTCCCCGGCAGCCTGCCCCCGAAACTGGCTAGAGCCACCATGATCAAAATCATGGAGGATTTCGACAAGCACCCGATCCGCAGCGCAGCAAGCTTTCGCAACGCCGCGCTCGACGGCCTGTTCGCGTTCAGCCCGATGCTCGACATCCCCAGCACCAGCGCGAACCTCGTCAACACGATGATCGAGACGGTTCAGGAGACCATCCGCGAGGGCCGGATGATCGACTTCGGCTTCCTGCCCAACAACCTGCTGAAGGAGACAAGCACCCGGACACGCGACGCGTTCGAAGCAGGCGAACTCCAGCACCCATACGAGGAGTGGATCGGCGTCTCGTCGTGGGAGGGCGGCATGTGCGGCTATTTCGTCTCGCCGTTCTCGGGGGGCAAGGCGTCCATCGTCATCGAAATCTACGGCGTCGCCTCGCCCGACATGCCGCTGGCGGTGGTGGTCAACGACATCTGCGCGATCAGCGTGGAAGACGGCGTGACCGTGATAAACCCGGTCCCGATGATCGACGCCGTCTTCAACCGGCAGCCCGAAGCCGGAAAGCGCGGGGCCAACATGCTCGATCCGCTGGTGACGATGCTGCGTCTCTTGGCTGACGCCTCTGTGCCGGTCGTCGACGTCCCGGCCCCGGAAAAACTCAACAAGCAACGGGCGCTCAAGGGGAAATCTCCGATCCCGGCGCATACGCGGGTGGAGACACGCGACTATGTCTCCCTGTTCCAGCACGCCGTGGCTTCGATCAAGCGAAATCCCGGCCAAACAGGCCATCACGCTTCCCCGGTCCCCCATTGGCGGCGCTCCCACCAACGGCACCTCGCCTCGGGAAAAGTCATCCCGGTGCGCTCGACCAAGGTCAACTGGCGCGACCACGAAGAGCTGCACCGGCTGTTCACGCGGGTGAAGCCATGAGCGTGGGCATCGACGACCTGATGGCCATCATCAAAAGGATCGGGGACTTGGATGCGCGGGCCTCGGTTGCCGGAAAGGTGTTCCCGGAACGCCGACTGCTGCACCTCGATCTGGAGACAGCCTCTACCCTAGATTTGCGCAAGGTCGGCGCGAGCGCCTACTCCCGGCACCCGGATACCATCGTGACGGTCATCGCGTGGGCGTTCGACGACGGCCCCGTCTCCTCGGTGACGATGCCGAAAAGCCTGCCGCACGATGTCTCGCAGCACCTCGCCTCGGACGGGAAGTTCGTGGCGTGGAACGCGGCTTTCGAGTGGGCCTTCATCACCAACTGGTTCGGCGTGAAGCAGATGGACCCGCGCCAAGCGATCTGCTCCATGCAGCGGGCGCTGTACTCCGGGCTTCCGGCCAAGCTGGAACACGCCGGGCCAGCCCTCGGTTTGGCTCCGTCTCTCCTGAAGGACGTCGCCGGGCATCGCCTGATGATGCAGATGTGCAGGCCAAAACAGGACGGCACGTTCTGGCACGACGTCGATCTGGGAAAACTGTCTGCGCTCGAAGCTTACTGTAAGCAGGACGTAATCGCCGAGCGCGCCGTGTGCAAGCTTACGCCGGAGCTGCCCGATTACGAGAAAGCCGTGTCTCGCCTCGACCGGATCGCCAACGACAAGGGCATCAGGCTCGACATCCCCCTGATCCACACGCTGATCGGCATCGCCAAGGAAGAAACCCAAAAGCTCGACGCGGAGTGCAAAGCCCTGACCGGGGGCAACGTCACGTCTCCCGGCACCCAGACCCAACGTCTCCTGAGCTGGTTATGGGGCCAAGGCGTCAAGATGGCCACCGTCGGCAAGGACGAGGTCCAGGACACGCTGGACACGGCTCCTGAAGCCGGGCTGTCTCCCCTCGGCACCAAGGTGCTGGCGATCAGACAAAAGGTCGCCAAGTCCTCGGTGAAGAAACTCCAGTCGATGCTGAACACGGTCGACAACGACGGCCGGGTGCGCGGCACGCTTCAATACTATGGCGCTGCGAGGACGGGACGCTTCTGCGTTGCGGGCGGAACGCTGGTCGACACGCCGGAAGGGCCACGACGGATCATCGGGCTGCGTCCCGGCGACATCGTCATCGGCGGCAGTGGCCAACCCCGGAAAGTTCTGGCAAAATTTTACAAAGGCATCGAGACCATGTACCGTCTCGAAGGGCCGGATGGTGCTTTCGTCGAGGCGACGCTGGCGCACCGGATCATGACGGAAACGGGGTGGAGACGGATCGATGAGTGTTTCGAGGAAGATGCTGGCGGACGCTTCGTTCTGCGAGGAGGTCGAACGCCTCTATCGGTCGCAGGTCATCACGATGGAGGAAGTCGCGGCGAAGTTGGGAACGACGCTGCACAACGTGGGGGCGGTGCTGAAAGCCCGGCTGTCTCCGGCGGAATACAAGCGCCTGAAGAGCGCGGCATACTCTCGCAGCCGAGTAGGGGCGAAGAACCCCAACTATGGCATACAGAGCGCGGTGAAACGGGTTTTGCACAGTGGTCGAATGGCGACGTGGAACGGCGATGGCTACACCTTCGAACACCGGAGCGCGATGGCGACGGCGCTGGGACTGAAGGAGCTGCCGGAGGGCTGGCACGTCCACCATATCGACGGAGACAAGACGAACGACACCTTGGACAATCTGGCTCTGGTGACGCCGAAAGGGCATCAGGCGCTGCACAAGCAGAAGCTTGGTCGCTTGCACCTGTGGGAGAAAGAGGAGTTTGGGACATCTCTGTTGAAGGAGATGCAAGCTATGTCGCCCAAGGACTGATCCACCATAATTCAGGTCGTTTGATCCAGCCGCAGAACTTCCCGCGCCCGCCAAAAGGCTGGAACCCGCTCGACGCGATCAACGCGATCCTCGGGGGGCTGCGCAACGACGGCCTCGGGGTCTTCTATGGCGAACCCCTAGCTGTTGTCTCCGCCTGTCTCCGCGGTTGCCTCATCCCTTCGGACGGGAAGCAGTTCCTCGTGTTTGATCTTTCGCAGATCGAAGCTAGGGTTCTCGCTTGGCTGGCGGGCCAGAACGACGTGCTTGACGTCTTCCGCAAGGGCGAGGACGTCTACACCCACACGTCGGACAGGCTGGGGCTTGGCTCACGCAAGGCAGGCAAGGTCGCGGTCCTCGGTCTGGGCTTCGGCATGGGCCACGAAGCGTTCGTCGACTTCGCGTTGGCCAACGGGCTTCGGCTCACCAAGATGGAGAGCCTCGAAATCGTCACCGCATGGCGCGACGCCAATGCCCATACGAGACAGTTCTGGTGGGACTTGGACGCGGCGGCGAAGCAGGCGATCACGCACCCGTTCATCCCCACCCATGCGCGCGGCATCGTTATGGTGGTGGCCAATAGCTTCGGATATCCCTGTCTCATGATCAAGCTGCCGTCCGGTAGAAAGCTTTGGTATCGCAACCCACGCCTCGTCGTCGATCCGGTCCAGCCTAATCATACCGCCATCGTGTTCGACGGCGTCGACCAGTACACCAAGCAGTGGCAGCCGATCCGCACGTGGGGGTCCAAGCTGGCGGAAAACGTGACGCAAGCGGTGGCTCGCGACGTCATCGTCGAAGCCGCGCTGCGTGTCTCCGCCGACCTCGCCGCCGAGCTGGTGCTGTCGGTCCACGACGAATTACTCTTCGAGGTCGCGCCCGGCTTCTATCCGGACTACGCGAAGCGGATCATCGAGACGCCACCGGCATGGGCCAGCGGTCTCCCCATCGCGAGCGAGGGCGGCATCCTGACGGAACGGTATGGGAAGCTTTAAGCTCTGACCCGGAAAGCAAAACGGCTCGCGAGCGGGGGCATCGCGAGCCGTCATGAAAAGGGGCGAGGTGGGGTCCGCCGACCAAAGCAGATGGTCCCGCCTCTGGGGCATCGCGGCATCCGGTCAGGGGAGAGAACTCAAAAAACCTAACCGGCTCACGAAACCCGTGCTAACAATGCCTTCTAGCCAAAGACGACACTGCCAAGGTTTAACTCCCACGAAAGGAACTTCACCTGTGTCCAGAGATAGAACACCTGACTCGCCACCGCAAGTGGCCAACACCGTTCCGCTGCGCACCAATCTGGGTTTGAACGAACAGGCGTTCAACGCCGGTTTCGCGGCGCAGATGATCCCAATCGTTCCGGGCGGCAAGAAACCCGGCGCTCCCGGCGATCCGATGTTCGGCTGGTCGCAGCGCCCTCCCGCCACTCTCGAAGAAGCCAAGGCGTGGGACGTCGGCGGCTGCGGCGTCGGGCTGCGCGGCGGCGTCGGCGGCTTCCTCGGCATCGACAAGGACATCACCGACCCGGCCGTGATGGAGTTGGTCGACGCGCTGGAATGCGACGTGTTCGGCCCGTTCCTGCCGCAACGCGGCGTCAAGCGTTCGGACGGAAGGCCGCACATCAAGAAGACCGCGATCTGCGTGGTGATCGACGACGGCACCGGGAAGCCTGTCTCGCTCGGCTCCGTCGATATCGGTTTCGTTCCTCCAGCGGGTGGCGATGCCCAGAAGGTGCAGATCATCGGCGACGGGCGGCAGACGGTGATCCGGGGAAAATACGCCGAGGGCGGAAAGTACGTCGTCGATGGCCAGATCACGATGGCGACGCTGCCGCGCGTTCCTGTCTCGGCTATCGCGGAGTTCTGGTCGAGGTTACCTGATGTGCTGGAAGCGGCCGGATGCACCGAGGTTAGAGGCAAAGACCCGGCTGGGCAGTCGTGGAACAAGGGCATCCCAAGGCTCCCCGGCATGGAGACGCTCCCCCCGGACGCCATCAGGAAGCTGGTCGAGCTGATCCCCAACGACGACGACTATGACCGCTGGATCGCCGTTGGCATGGGCGTCCACGGGGCGTCGGAAGGCTCACCCGACGGGTACGCTGTGTTCGAGGACTGGTCGCGGCAGTCGCAGAAGCACGACATCGGGAAATCCACCGAGAAGACATGGGACAGCTTTTCCGGGACGACATCGTCGGCGACGACGCTGCGGCGCTTGATCGAGGGCATACACGGGCCGGACAGCCCGGAGAGACAGAAAGCCGCGCAGGTATTCGCGGCGGATGGAGGAGCATTTGGGGTAGTCGAGGAAGACCAAATCCCGATGCCGGAGCGCAAGGGAGACACCGAGGCCAAGGCGGCTGGCAAGAAGCTCGACGAGCTGCTCGCCGAGATCGCCAAGACCCAACCCATCCCGGATCACCACAGGAACGGAGACAGCGCCAACTGGACCAATGGCGGCAAGGTCCAGACACTGCGCGAGGCGCTGAAGTCCGGCACGGTCGCGCCGCCGGTCGTCGTCACACCCTACGAGCGCGGCATCCTTACGGTGCTGGCCGGAATGCCCGGACTGGGCAAGTCCCTGCTGATCCTCAATCAGGCGCTGGCGATCACCTACAACCGACCGGACCTGATCCGCTACGGCCACGGCAAGCTGCAATTCGCGGGAGACATAATCTACATCTCCAACGAGGACGGGAAGGGGCTGATCAAGCGTCGCGCCCAAGCGTGGCTCGACCATCACGGGCTTGGTAGCGCCACCCCGGCGCATGAGATCATCCCGCTGAAGTCGGCGCTGCTCAACTTCGACGGCAAGGCGTGGCAGGTCTCCTGTCTCGAAATCCTCGAAGCCGTGCTGGAGTATGTCAGGTCCGGCAGGGACATCGCGATGATAGTGGTCGACACGATGGCGACGTCGGTGACCGGCATCAACGAGAACGCGGCGCAGGACATCTCTCCGGTCATGGCGTTTCTGGATCGCTTGGCCAAGACGTTCTGGGCGTCGGTGACGTTCGTCCACCACGTCAACAAGGAAGCTGCGGCAGCAGGAGACAGGTCGATCATCTCGATCCGGGGATCAACCGGCATCACCGGGGCCGTCCGGGGCGCGCTGACGCTGACGCCAGCGACCGCCAAGGAGATCGAGGAGTTCGGATGGATGGGGCGGCAGGTCATCGTCGAGTACGTGGCCAAGGCAAACGACGACAAGGCCCGCTACGTCGCCTGCTGGTACGAACAGATCACGGTGCAGATAGCATCTCACGATGCGGTCGACCCGACCAAGATGGTGATGCAGGAGACACCGATACTGGTGCCTCTGGTGCCGACGCAGTCGATCAACGACATGGCACAGGTGCGGGCGTGGCGCGATCTTCTGGAAGAGGCTGCGGCAGCCGGGAAGCAGATGCGGGTCTATGGCTCGAACGTCAACAACACGGGAGCAAAATCCGTGCATAGGGTGTTGGGCGTATCGGTTAAAAAGGCTGCCGAGATCATAGAAAAAATGTCAAATATGGGTGTCATAACGGTCGAACAGGTGGTCGATACAGACACCGGAAGGAAGGCCCCGATGGTGGTTATCGGAGGGGGTTTCGAGGTTGTGTAGAGTTGAACTCTACATAGTGTAGAGTTGAACTTTCGGCGATGTCGAGTTGGTCCCCCTAAAGGGGGCCTCCCAACTCGACAGTCTCGCACAAGCCGCTACTGTAGGGTTCAGTTTGTAGAGTTGGCGTGCCGGTACTTATCCATGTCGGGAGGTCTGGCGGGGGCGCGGTGAGGGGGTTAAAAAATAATGCAGATCAAAATAGCCGATATGGAGTTTCCATCCAAGAAGGCTGCCGGAGATTACGTCCTCGCCTTCGTGCGCGCCCAACCCTTGCATCAACCGTTGACTGGACACGGGCATGAACTTTTTTCTGCGTTGGTGGCGATGCGGCATACCAACACCAACAGTTCGAGGAGGCTCGACAACATCGATCATTTCGACATCATCACGGCCAACGAGATGGCGGTCATCGAAGGAGCGCGTGCTGGACCTCGTTTTGATAACTCTCGCGCCGTGCGTGTCCACTACAGGGACGGGTCTCTCGCCGACGGGTTCGCGTGGAGGAGCGCGTTGTCGAGGCGCTCGGATCGCAGCTTCATGGTGCAGGTCGCGAGAAGGGCGGTGCAGCCGACGATAGACGCCTACCGGGCGGGAAGAGGAGACAGATGCGAGACGTGCGGGCGGGTGTCGTCCGGCGATGCGCTCGACGTGCATCACTCGATAGGCGTGACGCTGTGCGAGTTGCTGGCGGTCTGGGTCGAAAAGGAGACCCTGTTCTGGGGAGAGCCTAAAACCGACCGTGGCGGGGCGCAGGCGAAATTCGTCGATCCGGACAGCGCATCGCGTTGGCGGGAGTTCCATGACGGCAAGTGCCGTCTGGAGCTGCTTTGCATCGAGTGCCACCGCGACGCCCACCGTTCGAAAGCGTCGGGTTTCCTGGAAAATTCGGATTTCGGGGAGTTCCTATAGGAGATTTCGAAACCGTTCGGTTTCATGGAAAATTCGGATTTCCAGATTTTGCTATAGGGGATTTCGGTTCTGGCCCCTGCCGGGCCGGGCGCTCGCGCCCGCGCCCGCGCCTGCGGCGCGACGCGCCCGCGCCTGCGGCGCGACGCGCCCGCGCCCGTGCGAGGCTGTCTCCCGTCTCCCGTCTCCCGTCTCCCGTCTCCCGTCGCCGAGCGCCGAGCGCCGAGCGCCGAGCGCCGAGCGCCGAGCGCCGAGCGCCGAGCGCGACGGGAGACGTCGAAAAAATGTGTTGTCTCCCGCTACATTTTTTAGTAATGGTGATTTTCCGGCGGATGTCTGCCGGGCGGCAAAGCCAATTGCCGATTGACCAAAACCGAATGAGAGAACGACCATGCAAAAGCTAAATCAGCAACAGCGCGACGCCGTCCGCGCCCTTGTACGAAAGCATTCCGGCTTTGACGCCTTCCGGGCGCGCAACGGCGGTTTCGCGTCCCGGCAGTTGAACGGCCCGTTGCTCGCAAAGGCGGTTGCCGAATTCGATCTAGGCGACGATGTCGCCAATGTGCTGAACATGGCGACAGGATGGCATGACGCCATATCGGACGAAAGCGAGACGGAAACCGAGACGGAAACCTTGATCGACGCGCCCGCAGCCGATGCCAGCGACATGGCCGAAACCGTGCTGTCGCCGTTGCGGCCGTTTTTGTCCGCGTCGCTACTCGCAACGGTAACCGACGCGCTGTCTCCGATTGTCGCGCTTGCCAACAAGCCAGCGGTTGAGATCGAGCGGGAACGTATCGTCGAAAAGACGGTAACCGTCACCGTCGACAGCACTGGCGCAACCGTCGCGCCCGCGTTCGTTCCGGCGGCGCGTGTCGGCGCGTCGACCATCGGAAAGCTTTTCGGCATTTCGTCCCGCATGAAGCACGCCGACAAGGCGATTTCCGTATGGCAGTCGAGCGACGGCGTGCCGGACGTCGATCCGTTCCACGTTCCGGACGTGCTGACACTTTCCAAGCTTGTCAGCGCCATCGATCCGGCCTTGCCACGCGTGCCGCGCAACGTATGGCTCGCTGGCCCGGCCGGAACCGGCAAGTCCACCCTCCCGGAGCAGATCGCGGCGCGTGCCGGGAGACCCTACACTGAAATCACGTTCCAACGGGCCGTCGAGCCCGCCGATATCATCGGCGGCAACGGCCTTGTGAACGGCGCAACCGTTTGGGTGGACGGCGTGCTGACACGCGCAATCCGCCGTCCGGGAATGATCATTCTTTTGGACGAAATCACGTTCGCGCCTCCCGGCATCGCGGCCATGTTGCAGACCCTGCTTTCGTCGCGCCGCATCACGTTGCCGACGGGCGAAGTCGTTCGTTGCGCGGACGGCGTCTGTTTTGTTTGCGCCGACAACACACGCGGTTTCGGCGACGAAAGCGGCCTTTACGCTGGCACGCATATGGCCAATGCGGCGCTGGTCGACCGTATGGCGCGAATGATCGTTGTCGACTATCTGGACCCTGCTTTAGAGGCGCAGGCATTGGCAAATCACACGTTCGCGCCCAAGGCGGCGTGTGAACGCGTGGTGGCGTTCATCAACCTGGCCCGGAAACTGCCCGGTTTCGAAAACGTCCCGTTGTCGCTCCGGAGACAGATCGCTTTCGTCGAAATGAGCCTTGATGGTTACAAGATTGATGAAGCTTTCGAGGATTGCGTGTTGTCCCGGTTGCCCGATGCGGAACGCGCCACGATACACGCCGCGTTCCGGGCGGATTTCAACGCCGTGGCGTTCAAGGCCGAATTGGACGGGCAGCCTGTCGTCGCCGTGAGCACGCGTGTCACCGGCTTTGGCGTCGTCGACGTGCAATAATGTAGCGCCCGCTTAGGTGGGTTTCGACAAAATGCCGCTTGTCAGATTGACAAGCGGCATTTTGCGTTTTAAAACGCCTAGGCGTTTCTGAAAAACGCAACGGCCAAATCATATCGGAGAGAAAAAATGCAAACGATAGCATTACCGGACGCGCTTGACGCAATGCAGCGCAACATCAAGCTTTTCCTCGACATCGCAACCGGCAAGGCCGGAACCGTCGAGGTCATGGCGGACGCGCAATTCGGAACCGCGTTCATCAGGCACAACCGCGACATCGCATCTGGATTGATCAACGCGACGGTCTATTTCCCGGTCGCGCCTGCGCAACATCGTCTCACCAAAGTCGAGCTAAACCGCTGGATTGCGTATTTCATTCATGAGTTGTGCCATGCGGTTTACACGGATGAAACGTCATGGTCGCTGGCGGTTGCCGAAAGCTTGCAGGCGCTCGTCAACGGCATGGAAGACGTCCGCATCGAGCGCGAATTCAACCGCGCCGGGACCGCTGGCAATTCGGCCGATTTGCTCACTGAATTGATGGTTTGGGCGACGGCCAAATGTCCACCGTCCTACGATCCCAACGATATGCTGCAATTGCCTTGGACGCTGGCCATGTTCGGGCGCGTCCGGTTGTGCGGTTATGCCATTGCCGACGTCGCCCGTTATGACGCCATGCTGTCGCCGTCGACGCGCCGCCTCGTCGACTGGACGATGGCGCAACTGGACAGGGCGCAATCAACCGCCGACGTGCTGGAAATCGCCCGCAAAATCCAACGCCGTCTTGCCGCCGGTTCCGCGCCTGCCAAGCGCGACGGGCCGGAAGGCAACCCACGCGGCGGTAAGGCCGATGGCGACGCCTCCAAGGCCGATGGAGAGGCAAAGGCCGATGGCGACGCCTCCAAGGCCGATGGAGAGGCAAAGGCCGATGGCGACGCCTCCAAGGC